ATGAGGTCGGCCTGGGTGACTCTTCCTTTCCGAAACAAAATGTAAACAAGATCCTCAATCGAGCCGTCAAGAAGTTTACCAAAAACTTTTACTTGATGGCTACCATTCATTCTGCGGCAGTTCGCGGCTTCTCCTGCGATGATGCCATGGATATCGCTCAAAAGTCCTGTGATGCCGAGATAGATTCCGGCAAGACGCCAGAGGAAATTTTAAGGGAGGTAGCAGATGTCAAAGCCGAAACCGATTTTTGTGGGAGTATTGACCAAAGAATCAGAAGAAGCGGACACGTCGATCGTTCTGGATTCTAATAGTCAAAAGGCATTTAATGAGCACGCCAAAAAATTCAAGAAAGGCGAGAAAGTAAAATTCTCGATTAGCAGATTGACAAAGAAAAAGATCAGATCAGTTGAACAGAATAATTATTACTGGGGATGCGTCATTAAGATCCTCGCCGATGACCTCGGATATGTTGGGCCGAACGAGAAAGAGATCCTGCACGAAGAGCTCAAGGCGATGTTTCTGGTTAAGCGCGGCAAGCTTGGCGTACCCTACGTCGAAAAAACATCAGCATTAGGAACGGATCTATTCGAAAGATACCTGCAGGCGATCCGGGACTGGGCCGACGAATTCCAGAATATCAAGATCCCATTGCCGAATGAGGTAGAAAGTTCAGATACTTACACAAGAATCTAAAGGGGGAACTTTAAGGATGGGTACTCAAACAGCTTCTTTAACTTACGATTTACTGCAGTTGATAAGCGATGATGACTTTGCTTCATTGGTACAACTTTCTGAATGGTCTCAGCAAGATATCGAAGAAACCTTAAAGCTTATCATTAAGGTTGGTATGGATTCGATGGATTCAATTCGCTCGGCGATTGTTAAAGAGAAAAGAGAAAAAGAAAGTAACCAAAGAAAAAGAGAAAAGAGAAATATAAAAAATAATTTATTATATAATATTAAAGAGCAGAAAGATATCTCAGTAAATTATAATACAAATAATTTATCCCGCGATCCTAATCCAGAGCCCAAAAAATACGCCACTTCAATACCGAAGCGATGGGTTGACGACCGGGACAAGGGACGCATCACTGACTCGAAGTTGATCCAGTATGCGACCTCCAAAGGTTACGACTCGCATCGCATGAAGGAAGTATATTTCAGCTTCGTCGATCACAATCTTGCCAAAGGGAAAAAGTTTAAAGACTGGGTCCGGGCGTTTTACACCTGGATCAGGAATGATATAAAATTCCATGGGCCTCCGACTAAAGAGGCTACTTTGCCTGGAAGTGTGTTAAAATCGTACAAAACGCTCAACCCTGAAGAGGTATTTTAACCATGACCCAGATCACAGACAAGCCAATGCCAAACGATGAGAATCTCGAAGAGTCGATACTGTCAACTTGTTTCGTTGCCGGCGACGACCTGGTCGAGATTCTCGACCTCATTGAACCTGATTACTTCTACAAGACAGCTTACAAGATAATCTTTCAGGCGATAGTTGACATATCCTTCAAGGCGAGATCGGTCGATCTTGTTTCAGTTGTTACGAGGCTGACCGACAAGAAGCTTCTCGAGAAAGCCGGGGGCGCCCTAAAGATATCTCAGATAGTCGACGCTCCAATAGCGGTTGATATTGAATATTCCTGCAAGAAACTCGAAGAGAAATTTCTATACCGCAAGGCGATCGAATACTGCTATGCCACAATCAAAAAATGTCAGCTTGGCCAGGATGAATTTGACGATGTTATTGATTACTTTGTTGATTCATCCCACAAGATTGCAGACGGGACCAAGGCCGGGGATCCTGTGATCAAGATGCAGGATGCCGTATTGGCCGCTGTGGATGTCTATGAAGATAGATTTAAAAACAAAAAAATAGTCACCGGTGTACCATCCGGAATTCACGACCTCGACTACATGACATCCGGCTTTCAGCCTGGGGACTTCACATTAATCGCAGCCAGGCCGGCAATGGGGAAAACAGCTTTCGCTTTAAACATTATCCGGAACAATGCCAAGAAGAAAATCGGCGGACTATTTCATTCGCTCGAGATGCCGGTACAGCAGTTGATGGACCGGTGGGTCGCGATGGAAACAAGAATAAACGGGATGAAGGTCAGGGTCGGTGATTTCACGAAAGACGAATTCGCAAAGGTGACCGATGCCGTTCAAAGCTTTTATGACCTGCCAATATTCATCGATGACCGTGGCGGCCTGAAGTTCTCTGAGATCCGGAAAACTATTCGCCGGCAGGTAAAGATCCATCCTGAAATCAAATATGTCATTATCGACCATATCCAGCTTGTCCATGGCAACAACCCGGACAACCGGAACAACGAGCTTGATGAGATCTCAATGGGATTCAAAACCCTGGCAAAGGAATTAAGGATAGCGATCATAGGCCTCGCTCAGTTAAATCGTGGGCTTGAAAACAGGAACAATCCATTCAAGCGGCCGAAGCTTTCCGACCTCCGGGACAGCGGCACCCTCGAGCAGAATACTGACAACGTGATATTTATTTATCGCCCTGCGGTCTATGGCGACAATCTTAATCCAGAAAATCCAGAAGAGCAGGTCGAGATCAATGAGTCTGACTGCGAACTGATAATAGCTAAACAGCGCAATGGGATGAACGGTAAGGTGCGATGTAACTTTTTTGATAAAATCCAGACATTTACGAGTCAGATGAAATCTTCACCTGACGAACTATATGTCAAGAAAAATGAGGAGAAAAAGCATGAGCATGAATAAAACCGAAATGATTTTAAAGGCTTACAAAGAAGATAAACATTTTAACCGTGGTGAATTCTCAGATGAGCACGACATTAATCGATGTTTCATATCCGAGGTTATTGGTAGGTACAAGAAATCCGCTGGCTTAAAAAACAAAGTGAAATTCCAGGGGGCGGATCCCGGGAGTGAGAAGGAATCGAAACAAATGGCGAAGATCACCGAGACCATGGATTCAATCCAGGTTGAGACGCAGGGCAAGGATATCCGGACGGCCGACGGCGCCCTCGAGTACTGCGGAGTCGATACGGACAAATGGGTCATCACGAAGAAAATAGTTAACTTTTGGGATCAGTCAAAAGATCAGCGGAACTGGCAGGTCAAGGTATGGTTGTCCCCTAAGGAAGAGAGCTCGGTCGAGGAAACAATCGACAGACTCATGGAGCGCATGCCGGAATTCAAATATAGCAAATTTGAACCTAAGTCGGTGGCGAGCGGCTGGGACAACTCCGGGAACATGGCGGTGATTGCAAACCTGGACGCTCACCTGGGCAAGTTAGCTTGGGATGCCGAGACCGGACAGGGCGATTATGATCTCAATATCGCAATAGATGATTATAATCACGTAACCGAAACGAACCTCCAGCGATGCGCAATGTTTAAGCCAGAAAGGATCATGTTCGTAATTGGGCAGGACTTAATGCACGTCGAGAACATGGAAGGCGTGACCCCGAAAGGAAAGAACGTCCTTGATACAGATACCAGGCTGCCCAAGCTTCAGGATGCCGCGATAGATATCACGATCCAGAGCATAATGAAATGTCGAGCGTTGGCGCCAGTAGAGGTTATCCTCGTCCAGGGAAACCATGATCAGACGTCCTCTTTATGGCTTGCCAAAGTTATCAAGGCGTGGTTCAGAAATGATAAACACGTAACGGTTGACGACACTCCCCGGCTGCGCAAGGCCCGGAGGTGGGGCAAATGCTTTATCGGCATGGCCCATGAAGTTATGCCGTCGAAGATGCCGTTCCAAGTTGCTGAATTTGCAGTACAATTCAAAGAGGATTGGGCTAAGTCAGAATATTATGAATGCCTATTCGGACACAAGCACAAGAAGAATGAATATCGCGTTGGCAGCCAGGCGACTCACGGCACAATGTTATTTAGACAGTTGACCGCATTAAGCCCGATCGACTTCTGGCACTATGAAAATCTATTTGTCGATGCCGTCCCCGGTGGCGAGGCCCTTGTCTACAACAAGACAACCGGCTGCATCGCAAACTTTACTGAGTGGTGCTTTCACAAAAAATCAAAATAAGCAGGCTACTTTGCTCCGGGTTGTGGTATAATGTCTTTAAGCCAAACGGAGGATCGACATGGATAAAGACACTGTAATTCTACAATGCGAATCATGCCTGGACAAAACCGAAAGGCCGAGACTTAATTTATTCAATGGCCATTATCATTCCGATAGTGCCGAGTATGTTTGTGAAAAATGCCGTGGACACGTCCATGACGTAACGCATCGTGCCGGCGCTGTTTGTGCATCAGATATGGTTCTTTGTGATATACAAGAGGATTTTATATCACCAGAATCACTACAACCGTGGAAAATATGGAAGGTTAACTCCAACTCAAGGGTTGGGAAACTCTAACAGGAGGAACACAATGAAAAACAAACTTTTTTCAATCTTAACAGCAGTTTGCATCACAATCGGCCTGGCAGCATTTTCAATGGCCGATGAGCCGGACGTTTTGCCAGATGGGCAACGTGCCTGCTACAATCAACCGGCAGTGGTTAACGAGATGCGTCTCGTGGTCGATGGATCAGATCCGCTGGTAAATCCGGATACCCACGCACTCAACACCGAGAGTGCAGGCAAAGTATCCAACATGATGTACATCACTCCGAAAACGGTTGTTTTCAATCTTTTCTCAGGGATCTCGACAAGGGACTTTATCAACCTGAAAGACGATCTCAAGAAGCTTGAAGATTATACCGACAAAAGAGACGTCACGATGAACATCAATAGCCCGGGCGGATCCGCCTTTGATGGCCTTGCAATCGCCGGCTTGATCAAAGAGTACCGTGATAAGGGCTGGACAATTCGAGCTCACGCATACAGCATGGTAGCCAGCGCAGCCGTTCCGATCTATTCTGTATGCCGGCCGAGAGTTATAAATCCGGAGACCACGCTCATGGTTCACCAGGCGGCTATATGGAAATGGCCTGGACGAGAAACATCAGCGGATATCAAGTCCCAGGATGCCATGATGGATATGTTGGGGACAAGATATATTAACTTGCTGGTTGAAAATTCCAATCTGTCCGCTGAAGAATGGAAGAAAAAAATCGACAAGACAACATGGTTCACGCCTACGGAGGCCGAGGCCTGGGGTATGGTCGACTAATCTAAAAGACCCGCATGTCAGGGGTGACGGGGAGGGCGGCTATAGACGCACCCGAGAACGACTCCCTGCGGGTCTCCATGCAGTTGTCTAAACCAAGGGGGTTGACCGAGTTGTCAACTCCCTTGATTTATGCAACAGGAGGTAGTTAGAATGAGCAGTTTTACAACACCGTTAATGCTTGAATATTTAGATGGGACCATATGGCGCCTGTCTAAACCATTCATCTATTATTCAGATCTTTGCGGAGAGGAAAAGCGGGAATGGATCCGGGTGCCTATGGGATTCATTACGGATTTTGCAAGCATACCGCAGATCCTCTGGATAATCGAGAGGCCCACAGGACTCCATGGCAAGGCCGCCGTCCTTCACGACTGGCTATATCAAAATGGCTTGTACACAAGGAAGGTTTGTGATATGATATTCAGAGAAGCGATGGAGGTCTCAGGGGTGGAACCCTGGCGCCGGGAAGCGATGTATTATGCTGTTAGAACTTTTTCTTCAAAATATTATAAAAAAAAGCTTGACAGCACTGAAATTGTTTAGTAAGATTAGAGTTAAATCAACGGGTCACTGTCAGTCAAGTCTGTTATAAATCCTGATGGCCTATAGCCGGTAGGAGCCCGGAGTAAACATCCGAACCATACCCGCTGATTTAAAAAGGGCGCTCCAGTAGCATCCTGGTTCGACAGCCTCTTTGCCGAGGGGCAAGCATGGTATTGAATCACATATCACGACGGCCGGCAAGCCTGACTGATGAGTGATCGGCACAATACTGAATCGGGTTGTAAGGGAAGCCATTGACCGGCATGGGGTGACGGAAAAGCCCTCCGCTCAACCATGTTCGATAGGTCTGCAGGTTCGAAGCCTGCCTGGAGCACATAAAAAAAATACTTGACATTCAAATTTAATGATATATAATTAAACCATGAAGCGGAAAAAAATTCATAATAAAAAGCAGTCGGAACAGAAAAGCATATTCAGAATACCGACCGCCAAACCTACCGACTGGCACCGGGACAAGTCGAAATATACCAGGCGCCAAAAATACAGGGAGGATTACAATGGATAATGAAAAAATCAAAAGGGCCAGGGAAGAGGCGATTTATAAGATCGGCGAGCTTATCGATAACGATGACTTTGGCGGCATGACCACCGGAATGTGTAAGGTTCTCGGAATTAGCATGGACCAATTTTTGATCTATGCCCAGATGCCGGCGCACAATCAGAGGAACATAATCGTCTCTTTGTGGGAACAACTTTCTAAAGAACTTTATTCCTAATAATAACGGGGGACAAAATGATTAATATAGCCACAATCCAAACAAGCTATCCCAAAGAACTCGACCAGTTTATAAATGAATTCTACAGTAAATACGACGATGTCGAGGTTATTGCCTATAAAACAAATCATGACGGCACCGGGAAGCACGGCAAAATTTATATTACCGTCACGTTAAAGGGTGAAATATCCGAATGGGGAGAATTAAAATGTACCGAGAAATTTTAACGACACCGGCTGAGAGAGAGTACCGAGCCCTCAAAGAGCGAATCAAGAGAGAGGCGGAGCTACTGGATGAGCTTGGAAGGGAGAGAGAGGCTCTGGAGCTCGAGGAGATATATAAAATCATGCATGGGGAAACCGACTAATGCCGAAAGCTAAACAAAAAAAGAAAGTTAAGTCGAAGCCTGCCTGGGCCAGGTCCGAGAAAACTGAGGACTATATCGCATATATCGAGGACGATAAGACTAAAGTATTGGCATTGCCAGAGCACAATTATCTTGAAATGAAAGCCTTGTGCGAAAGCTGCGGTCTAACCGTCCTCGGTGTATTTGTATCAACAAATCAAGTACTTGCAAGGCAGTACGCAGACTCAGTATTGAGAAAGGATTAATTATGAAGGATGAAATCGTAATCGAGAAGTGTATCCATCAGATCAACAGGCCTAACGCCTGCACTACGACCGGATTCAACCAGGATGGTCGAGGTGACTGCAGGGTATGTGAGCCGCATCCGGATAATAAATATTGCACCCACTTTCATCCTGTTAAATTTTCTTGTGATATATAGGCTACTTTGCTCCAGCTTGTGATATAATGTATTTAAAAGCTTGGGGAGAATGAGACTATGCTCGAATCAATATTCTATTTATCACTTTTAGGGGTTGCAAGTTTTTTTCAAAATATGATGTTCACGCTGGTATCCAGATCGAGAAATTCAGCGGATCCAGCGTATCATCGTAAGTGTGCCTGGGGGTCAAATGGCATATGGTTTATCTGCCAGATCCTCATAGTTAAAAACGTATGGGCTTCGATTCACAATGGGAATTGGACCTATGCTATCATTGCCGGCGTGATCTATTCCTTATCGACAACCGAGGGATCCGTTATGATGATGAAACGGCTTCTCAAGACCGAGAAAGGTATTAGACGGGTCGGCGCAAAAATAAACTCAGAGGAGAAATAATATCATGAACACTTTCAATGAAGTAACAGGAATTTTTTGTCTTGGCCAGGATCCGGATCTTAGGTATACTCCGAGCGGCGTTGCCGTGGCGAGCTTTTCCGGCGCCTCAAATCACAGCTACAAGAAAGACGGTGAATGGGAGCAGGAAACCGAGTGGACGAATTTTACCGTCTGGTCGAAACAGGCCGAGCGTGTTGGCGAAATGCTCAAAAAGGGTAGCCTGGTATATATTGCCGGCCGCCTGAAAACCGATAAGTGGGAAGACAAAGAGGGGAACACCCGCTATTCGACCAAGGTTATTGTCAGGAAGATCGAATTCCTTGCCAATTACAACAAGCCCGAGGGTGGATATCAACCGAAGGACGAGGACGTCCCCGGTGATTACAATCGCCAGAGCCCTGCAGCATCAAATTCAGTTGACGATGATATTCCTTTCTAAGGTGCTGAAATGATTAAGGTTCCAAATATGACATTGGCAATCGATCCCGGCCCGAAAGAGTCGGGATGGGTTGTTATAACCGACGACTTCAAACCGGTCATGTTCGACAAGGAAAAGAACAGCGCCATCCTTGCCCGAATGGACTGGTTTAAGGCTTCTATATCTGATGCCGTAATTGAGAAACCAGTGTGCATGAAATGGTCAGGCGCCAGTTTATCCGATACTGCAATAGTGGCTGGGATCTTCGCCGGCATCTTAACTCTTAACGAATGCTTGCCCGTTTATCTGATTAATCGGGCGAAGGTAAGGGGGAAACTTAGTGGTAAAAACAGGGGGGACGCCGGAGTCATTGCCGAGTTGACCCGTCGCTTCTCCCCTGGGGTCTCTAATAAAGGTAAGGGGACCAAAGAAGAGCCAGGATTTTTTTACGGATTCAAAGACGATATCTGGCAGGCCTTTGCTGTAGGGGTTGTTTTGAAAGACCTGCTGAACGGTAACGCTAAAGATAAAAAATATATCGAGGACGGGAGGATCAAGATATGACAGTCGATAGAGATGACGGAACACTGAGGACATTTGCATCCGGGGCGACCAGGGACACCGCCACCGGCAAGCTGGACATGGAGGGCTTCACGCATCCGATGGTTGAAAAGCAGTTCGCGAAATACATGAACATGCATCGATATCAATCAGACGGATCTCTTCGCGATAGCGATAATTGGCAAAAGGGAATTGACCTGGAGGCCTATGCAAAATCGCTGCGCCGGCATCACGATGATTTTTGGGCCGGCCATCGTGGATTCGAAAGCGAAAACGGCATGATTGCAGATCTATGCGGCATCCTGTTTAACGCCCGGGGGTATCTGTTTGAGATCTTGAAGGCCAGGGGCTTTGAGTTGCAGGAATTCGATAACGGCGATCCAATTCCTGAGAAAGTCGAGATGTTTAAAAGGCTGTCCGATGAAGCCAAATAGGAAAGAGTATATTGTCCGGGACAAGCCGAACCCTTGCCCTGAGTGTCCATCATATAAAACATGCCGTAAATTGTGTGAGAAGGCCGAGCGGTGGGTTGATCAGGACAGTATTGGATCCAGTTCAAACGTGCTGCTCGAGAACGCTGGGAACGGAAGGGCTCTTTATGAAATGGGAGGGGACTTCCTGGACTTTGCACTTATGACAAATGATCCATCCAGAAACGCAATGGATTCAAGCGCATCCCAGGACGCCTGGGAAAAGATCCGCTGGATGAGACTATCCGACAAGGTCACGAGGTTTATCTATTCTTATTATATGCTCGGGAAGAGGATCCGGGACATCGCTATAGAAGAGAACGCATCGTCACAGGCTATTGACAAGCGGCATGTCCAGGCAAAGGCATCCATTAGAAATAGGCTAAAGAGGATCTCCAAGTGGGAGGCCTCCAGGGAATCAATGAATTTTAGATCAATTAATCATTATGATATGGCCGCATTATTTTTTGGATATTTTTATCCCAGGCGCATCGTGTCAAGGATAGTTGGGGCTCATATTTCAACGGTAATGGCAGAGGTTGATAGTAAAATCAGTACCTTAGATCAAAAGCGATAATGCTCGACATGCTGTATATTGTAGAGGAGATACAGTATGGAAGAGTTAAGCGAAACATTAGACAATGATCATTTTCATAAATTCGTAACATATTCAAAACTATGGATAAAGCATCTCGGCCTCGGGGACTGGGAGATTAGGTACCTGTTCTGCGAGGCCGAAGAGGATTCACCGAGGGCCTCAGCGGAAATCGTCGACATCAATAATCGATTAGTATTTATCACGTTATACGATGACTGGGATATTAAACCTACCTGCCTGAACCTGAAGCGTGTGTCCTTGCACGAGGTCCTGGAAGTCCTATTGTCAGACTTCTGGCTACTGGCAGCAAACAGGGATGATTTTTCAGCGGCAAGGCTCGACCGGGAGAATCATCGAGTCATCCGGCGCCTTGAAAACTTTGTGGAGGGTATTCATGAGGGGGAAATCGATATTCGCGAAATTGGAAACGGAGAGGGATCCGAAATACCTGAAGTTGATAACGACCCTGCCGTGCCTGGTAGTCGATTGCACGGTATCAAATTACTTGCCGGACGATGGATTAATCGCCTATCACCATTTAAGAGGCCTTGGCCTTGGCGGCGGGATGTCGATCAAGCCGAGTGATTATTACACGATTCCGCTATGTGATAAGCACCATAAATTAATACATCAATCAGGGCTCAGTGCAATAAACCTTGACATGGTGTACATATTGAAATTTATTTCTGGAAACCTAATCAATTATATTACAAACCTCAGAGGAGAATGATCATGAACCCGAAGAAAAATGAATTGAAATCAAAGAGCGAATTCCCCGGATCTGCCGGCAAAGGCAAATTGCCCAACGCCGAAAGTATCAAACCGAAACAGGAATTCCCTGGAAGTGCCGGCAAGGGAAGCTTGCCGAAGTCGAACAGCTAATCAGCACCGAACACAAAACCATGGAAGAGGGGACTTGAAATTTTTTTCGGTCCCCTCGTGTTTTTTAAGGCTACTTTGATCAGAACTATGGTATAATGTATTTAAAACGTCAAGGGGAGATATAGAACAATGGCCGAGAACATGATGAATTCCGAGCATAAAGCGACAAATAAAAATTATCGCGACAATTACGATCGGATATTCCGCAACAACAAGGGGGACAAAAATGATCGAACGCGCAAGAATGGTAAAAAAGGATAGTATCGATTACGACCACGAAGAAACCCGTCCTATGTGCGAAGGCTGCGAAAGCCTGTATGCTGGCGGGAGGATCCTAACCGGCTGGAAATGCATGGCCTATGCATCCAGGCCGTCCATGTACGTTCGAGCCAATGAATGCCCGAGAAATTCCAGGGCTCGCCGTCCGGCATGGCAGAAAGTTCGCGTTGGGCAAGGCCGTACCTCTCAGGGAGGTAACCGATAATGAACACCGGGATGACACTGGATGAAATCAGGGATGCCATTAGAAAGGTAGCCCTGAAACTATCCATTCCGCATAAACGCTTTGCCGATGAATGGCTTGCCAATGGAAACAACGGGACGAAAGCATATCTCGCAATATTCAACACGAACAAGCCAGCGGTTGCCGGGACAGGGGCGCATAAATTATTGCGCCGGTCTGACATAAAATCTTATATCGATCTGTGCAAACAATTCACCACCGACGAACTATTAAACCACCTTGCAGTAACAAAGAACCGTATCATGGATGAAGAGGCTAAACTCGCATTTATTGATATCCGGAAAATGTTTGACGTCGAAGGCAATTTCCTTCCGCCTCATCTATGGCCTGAGGAGATTGCCAGGGCGGCCGCAGGGGTTGAGATCGATAAGAAGTGGGACTCCGAGCAGAACAAATGGCAATACAAATATAGAATCAAGCTTAATGACAAGGGCCGCGCACTGAAACGCCTCGAGGACTGTCTGGGGATGACAAAGGCGCCAGAGTTAACCGATAAGCACGCCGACGTATTTAAGGGATTCCTTCATGCGATCGACGGAGAGACCCGGGGAAAGCTCCCCAGCGAATTGGAGGACGACGATGACTGATATCGGCATGGCCGTTGTTTTTGTTGCTGTAATATTTATACTATTTTTATTCGAAAGGAAATAAAATGGCCTACAAAACCAAGATCGTATGTGATCGAAACAATTGCTCGAATACTAAAGATACCGCCCATGGAGTCCTACCTGACGGCTGGGGCATTACCGTTCACCTTAAACATCTCTGCAAGAACTGTAACGATAAGCTCGCAACCATGGAGCTCGAGCACGCAAGAAAGCTCCAGGACTTTTTTTCAGAAAAATAAAAAAACACTTGACATCACCTGAGAATGGTTTATAATTGTAATTAACAGTCAACAAAAACCTGGAGGCAAAATTATGACCGAGAGAACAAACGCATTCGCAGAGGTACAAAGACTGCTAAACCAATTGGAGAGGGCGACGAACCTCGGGCATGAGCATGAGGTCCAGGCGGCCAGAATTCAAATCCTAAGAATAATCAACATTTTAACCAATTAAGGGGGGCGAGATGTTGACATCCACTTTCAAACCATCAGCAGCAAATTATACTCACTATATCGAGACCGAGCTCGGCGAAGAGATCGAGCTCACTGTCTATTTCGACTTTCAGCCAGAGGAAAAAATGACCTGGGACTATCCGGGCTGTCCTGCAGATGCCGAGGTCACCGAGGTACTCATCGCCGGCACGTCAATCGAAGTGTGCCTGATGCCTGACGAGGAAGCCAGTGTTGTAGAGAGCATTCTTGACAGTTCATACCATAGAGATTATAGGAATTTTTCATAATGATATTCAAAGTAAAGAAATCGACCATAGGCGAATATAACGGAGGGGTGACCTCTGGCAACTCCAATTGCTATTACAAGGGATCCTCGGTTTGCTGGATTGTTTCAGATAACAATATTGATTATATTGCATTGACCCGCAAACAAGATGCAATTGCCATGGCGGAATATTTTAACAAAATAAACTGGGATAGGCAAGGCGACCCTTTAATAGTATTTAAAAATCAATTAATACACATAGGCGATTTTGAAACGGTTGAAAAAATAAAAGAACTTTAAAAAAACGCTTGACAAGGTCAGATCTGTTTGATACAATATACTTAAACACTCAAACAGGGAGATAAAAAATGAAGAACACAAAGCAAGGGACAATCGGATACGACGGAAGAACAAACGACTGGTTTATTAAATTCACCGACACCAGCGACCTGATGGCTGCAGCCAGGCGTGAACGGAGAACCATCAGCATTTATGGTGGATTCTTTTCCAGGGAAAGCGCCGAGGTCTACTGCGAACAGAATAGGATCACTGTTAAAAATCCGATTATCACCGACGCCATCATCTAAATTATCTCTGCGATCGGAGATCCCGGGGATCGGCGACGGTCCCCTAACCTTAACAAGGGAGAAAAAATGAACAGCATGACAATGAAAGAAATGTTGGACAGGGTGCGGGACAGGAAAGCGAACTTCCTTTATGGTTGTCCCTATTCAAAACTGTTAACGAATCACAAGGATTGTGTGGACGCTGTCATTAGGGTCGATTTCGACCATTACATGAAAAATCAGGACTAAATGTTCAATTACGTCTCTGCGATCGGAGACTCCGGGGATCGGCGACGGTCCCCTAACCTTAACAATGGAAGGCAGACCATGAAATACTTAGTAAGATCAAAAGTCAACAGGAAGATGGTCGAGTCGGATTCACCGTACAATGCGGTCAAATCAGTGTACACCGACTATGAGATTGGATTCTGCTCCCGCCTGGGAAACAGCTTCACCTATATGGTTGAGAAATCGGAGCTCACCGAATTCACCCAGTACGAGGTTAAGGTTTACGAAATTGACGAGGACAAACGCGAAAAGCATTGCTGTTTCAAAGAATTAAATATCAGCGGCAGATGCATCGCTAATTGCCATATGGCGAAAGTTGACATGGACTGCACTGGGGCAACAGGCCTCACGGCGGACTATGACAGCCGGCATGAAGTGAGGGTATCTATGGGGCATATTGACGGAAGGACCTTGCCGGCGCCAGAAAACAAGGTCGAGAAAGATACCGAAGTTGAACTGGGGCGACGTTATTCACCTTATTAATGAACTATTAAACATGGAGGGTACTAAAATGAATTCAATTCAATCTGTATTTTGGGGACCGACGGAAGCCTCGGAATCTTTTATTCGACTCACAAGCTCGAATGAGATCGAGAAAGCTACCGAGGCACGCAGGAGTCTGAAGGATCTTAACAGCGCGAAGGCCATAACCACCGCAAGGCTATTCGGCAAGGACTGGGTCCGGATCGAACACTGGGATGGAGCCGTAAAGCTGGTAAACATGGACCACGTAATTGACATGGAGGTGACTGGCTTTGGCAAGTAAGAAACCAGCGAAACCACCGGCAAAGGACCGATGGGAATTCATCCAGCATCACCGACATCCTGACACCGGGAATTATGTAACAACTATCTGGTATGACAGGAAATCAAGGAAGTTCGAGTCGGTCCTTTCTGACATTGACAATGTGAAATTTGATACAATCGAAGAGGCTAAGGGCTTTTTAAATCGGCAATAACGCCAAAGAAATCTTAATGACGGAGGCTACTCTGATGGCAAAATGTGTTATAATGTTCGAAGGAACATACAGCGGGAATGTAATTCGAGTTCCCGACAAAATGGCAAGGGACATCGTCCATGAAGGGCGAGGGGAATATGCATCGAAGCAGGCCTGGAAAGATGCCGGCCGCAGCAAAATCAAAAAGGAAGGGAGCAAGGTCTAATGAAATCCTATCTTTGTTCAGAGTGTGGCGCCAATAGTGAAGACAGTCATCCGGGTTGGTGCCGTACAGGTAAAAATGAGAAGGAATTGTACGATTACCTGCGTAAATCGCGAGCCAAGAAAGTTGATGTAAATAAGGCGCTTGCAGAGCTTCAGGGTCAGGTGATATCTCTCCTGAAGCTTGGTAACAGGACAGACATCAAACTCCTCGAGCTCGAAGACGAAAACCGTGGGCTCAAAAGGGATCTACAGACAGCAAATTCATGTATTTCCATATTAAATGAGCAAGTTGCAGATCTCAGTCGTAAGGTCAATACCCATATCGGTAATGACTTCAGGGTGGATCCGGACGGAGAGACCTGTGGAGAATGCGGCAACCCTCTTAATAACCACTTGAGGGAATGCTTATTTTATGACAAGATGACGCCTGCGCATCAATGTTTTACATGCCAGCAATATCGAGAATGTTTCAGCGGCATTGACAGCGAGTGTATTTTTAGTAAGTAACTTTTTTTATTGACATAATGTGCATAGTATAACCAATAACTTTAACCTGGGGAGGATTTAAAAATGAGCGAGAGTATCTTTTCAAAAGCCGATTCGTCGGTCTATTCAGAATTCCTTGACCTGGTCGAAAAAGTATTTCCGGAGCTATCCGGCTTCTCATTCGGCCTATTATTCCGCAGCAAAATGAAAAAGTCCCGGGGCAACCTGGTACTGGCAGAAATCTGCCTGCCAACAAAGCTGATGTCTTTCTTTGCAAAGAATGACGCCGGCAATCCGTATGATTATCTGATGATCATCGACGAGATGGCCTGGGCCTGCGCCACTGCAGCAGACCGCACCCGCATCGTCCGCCATGAACTCCGACACGTCTTTGTTGACGAAAAGGGAAATCCGAAACTGGTCGATCACGACTTTGCAGATTTTCATATCGAGGTCGAGCTCAACAGCGACGCTCCTATGTGGGGCTCAAATCTGGCAGAGGTCACCATGGCCGGCTACAAGCAGGTGAAGGACGGACAAAAGGATCCTCGGCAGAACAGAGCGGACGCCGAGGACCTGAAGCCAGTCACCAAAGAGCCGCAACGCCAGACGCAGATCGAATCTGCAATTAAATCAGGCGTTAAGAAAGGAATGAATGACCTGAAGGGCAAGGCTGGGGATATTCCTTTGAAGACCGCCTCACAGCGAGCCAGGGACAAATACTTTGACCGATCGAAATCGGTTATGGAAAACCTCGAGGACAAGGGGCTCGTGAAACCGACAGGCGGCATCGACAGTCTGGAGGATGTTTATGTAGATGACGGCGGCACAGGTGACTTTGTACCGAACCCGACCATCAACACCGGTAAATCTCTTGAGGAAATCGCGAAAGAGAAAGGCCTATTGGGGGAAACAGCGTAAATTAATCAGGCGTCCTGGACAGTCCGGGGCGCCGCAACCATCCTACAGGGGGGACAATGATCAAATTCATCCTACAATTAATTCTGATGATTATAACATTTTGCATCCTGACATACGCAACTATTGTCCGGGCCGATGACTGTTCTCCCATGTACCTCCGGAACCATACCTTTCAATCTAATGGCTATTACGAAGAGAACGGAACCGTCAAGTTTTACTGGGCGGCCAAGGATTATGATGGCGACGGCGAGATGGACGCCTATTTCCAAATATATAAGCTAATTACATTAACAAGGGCGGACCTGTGTATTCGACCGTTAACAAATGAGCAGTTAAACAAACTAATATCTGGGAGGATTAAAAAAAATGATTAAAAGATTACTTTTATCAACATTATCGGCATTGCTAATAATCTCAGCACCTTGTATTGCAAAAACTGGAATCGTCAGCGTCAGCGAACCATATTCAGCAACCTGGCTGACCGATGCGAGCCAAGAGGATTCTTTGAATAAAATAAGCGCATTACGGACAGCATTGTCTGTTACGCAGACACCGACAGACGAAAGACACGTAACGTATGCCATGAACATTATCAATGATCCTGCAAATGCGATCTGGCCGGTAGGATCGAAAAGCTGTTTATCTTCAGCGACCGCGCTATATACCGACATCGACACCGCTCTCGCCGGTAACAACTCTTATAACCTGAAAATCGAGAACACCGGCTGGATGGGGATACCGAGGGCTCATTACACGGTTGTAATGGAGCCGACCGACAGTATCGGGCCAAGCATTTCTTTTGATAGATATTCTGGCGTCGCGATGAATATAATTGAAACTGTGTACACAACAAAGAAGATGGAGAACCCTGTTACCGGGATCCGGGATAATTCTATTGTGTATATAACAACAAAGGTGGAGGATCCTGAGGCTACCCTGGATGAATGGGAAGCCACCGTTGGACCGATTACGCCGGAAGATCCTGTAAATTGCCTGCTAAACGACCCAATAAACGGGACCGAGTGCTCAGTTGACGGAACAAATATAGTTGTCCTTCCAGGCCTGATGCCCGATATAGAGGCAGCCAAGAGCCGTCTGGATACTGCTGTGTATTCAGTAACCGACGGCCATCCCTGCGGAACAAGCATATCAAAGGCCTATTTCCCCAACGGTTGTTTAATGACCATGGGACCGTGCGAAGGTATCAAGGGCGGTCTTGGAATGGGATGTGACTTTGCCGCAGAATTCGGAATCGATTATCTATCAAGATGCGTATGGGACAAAAACTACGTCAACCTAACCTATTACCTTATTGCGTATCAAGAGACGGCCGGCAATCAAACCTGTGAATAAGAGAGGACACTGACATGGGTGCTAAATACCCGGTACCTTTAATATTTAGGAACCAGAACCGAATCATGCGATGCCCGTTTTGTAATTGGACGGGAACCGCGATCGACATCGTCCGTTCACAGGGAACAGATACAAATGTGATATTCCTTTGTCCGGATTGTGAATTACAAGAATACAGGGAGAATCAAAAGCATGATAAACACAATTAAGGCCTTCTTTTTACTCCTGGGATCCTGGATCGAAAACATCCGCCTCCAGGCTGCCAGGTCCGTTTACAAGAGATCGATCTATCACGATCGGAAATCTGTGATGCACTGGCCCTTTCCATGGCGCCGGTATCACAAAACCATGTCATATCTGCTCGCCAGATTAGGCAACATCATTTATTAGGAGGATCACCATGACACAAGCAACACATAAACTCGACGAAGAGTTGTTCAACAGTCCATTTGCACGCTTCAATATTGATACCATTAACAAAATGCTCCCTTTCAACCTGGTGGGTTGTGTCAAGAATATCACCCAAAGAAGGTCCGAAAGGTTATTTGGCAGTATGATAAGTGTTGACCTGGAACAACCAGATGGAAGTGTGGAGTCCATAGAGTTCCAAGTACCTAAAATGACTCTATTTATGGACGTTTTTAGCTACATCGTCAAGCAGATAATTGAGCATTTCGATGAATAAAGGCAGTTAAACTGGGTGAATTCTCAAATAGGATGGGCTTATTTGAGGAAAACCTCAAACCTATAACAAGGGAGATTTGTATTATGCATTCAGCTATTTGTAAAAAATGTGGAAATGAGTGGTTGTTAAATGGAAAGAAAGGCGGTCCATGTTGCGACTGTGACTGTTATTACCTCGGGATAGCCCTGGAGGCCGAATTGATAGCCATCAAGGCTGCGGCAAGTGACCGGGATGAGTTGTCATCCATGACCCTGGACGCTATGACCAGGTACGCAGAGTCCTTCAGGTATACGTTCATCGTCGAACACGACATGGAGGATGATCTCGAATTCGGCGCTCGGGTCCGGTCGATCGATATCGAGGAGGAGGATAATGGCTGCGGCATGCTCGAGGAGGATGACGACATTGCTGGCGACATTATTTGCGACAGGTGCGAAAAGCATGTACCTGTTTGGAAAAGGCCCGGACAGGACGATGACGTAGCGCAAATGGATCACGTTGCCAATAAGCTTGGCTGGGGTCGGATCAAGGATGACGACGGCGACGACTGGGATCTGTGTCCTGTATGCCTGCGGTTCTTTGATGATCTCAGGAGCCAGACATCCGATATGTTCCAGGACTTCTTTAACGGACATATCGAGAACGGCCGGCTGCAGGTAAAGGCAATCTCGACGCAGGACATTCCTGAGTACCTGAAGAATGAGACCTGCGATAATTGCGATAGTCTAAAGGATTGCGTCAGGAACTTTTACGAGGTTAACAATTTTTTTGACCTTGACGATTGCAAGAATAACTGCGACAGTTGCAAATGTAAATAGCATTTGTAATAAATAAAGCATGTTACGATAGCCTGGGCCTTTCATGAGGGGGTCCAGGCATTCGTATATGTAATAAAAGAAGCTACTTACGTACCATTTGTAAGTGATATGTAATAATAAAAGCTACTTACGTATCATTCACAAAGGATATGTAATAATAAAAGCTACTTACACAGAATCAAATGGGGATCAAATAAAAATGTCTAATGATAAAAGCTACTTCGAAGAGATTGCCGGCAAGCTAAAAGATCAGCGTTGGCGACTTAACCATTTATATAAGATAGTTACGGACAAAGGACAGGTCGAAACCTTTAAAATGCGTCTCGCTCAGAAGCTATTGTATTTGAGCATGCACTACCTTAATATCGTACTGAAGAGCCGGCAGCACGGCATAACTACCTTTATTTGTTTGTTTTTCCTGGATACCTGCATGTTCAACAGCAACACGCACGCATGTATCATCGCCCATAACAAGGATGACGCCAAAGACTTCTTCAGCAAAAAGATTATGTTCGCATACAATAGCCTGCCAGAGTTGCTCCGGGAGAATATCGTTGCGAAGAGGGCCTCAACATCAGAGCTCCTGTTCAGTAATGGGTCATCTATCAGGGTCACCACCTCCGGCCGATCAGGGACATATCAGCTTGTCCATGTATCTGAATTCGGTAAGATCTGCGCCAAGTATCCTCACAAGGCGGAGGAGATCATCACCGGTACCCTGAACGCGATCCACGCCGGCCAGATGGTATTCATCGAGTCTACCGCTGAAGGCCGGGAGGGTAAATTCTATGAGATGAGCACCGAGGCCGAGAAGTTAAAGAAGGCCCGGACGGAGCTAACAAAGCTTGACTGGAAATTCTTTTTCTTTGGATGGATGGACAACCCTCTGAATCAGTTAGAGACGAAAGATGCCAGGAGGGTGCCGATACCGCAAAGGTTTAAAGAATATTTCGAGAAGGTAGAGGCCAGGCTGCGTAGGATCATACCGATTGAGTTCAAGGCATGGTATGTTAAGAAGGAACGTGACCAGGGCGATCTGATGTTCCGGGAGCACCCGAGCACGCCTGAAGAGGCCTTCATGCAGTCGATCAAGGGAGTCTATTATTCAACTCAATTCACATTCCTGCGGTCGCACAACAGGATCACAAATGTACCTCATCATCCTGATTATACAGTCGATACATGGTGGGACCTGGGGTTCAATGACATTAACGCGATCTGGTTCATCCAGACCATCGGCCGTGAGATCCGGGTCATCAATTACTATGCGAACTATGGCGAGGGCCTCGGGCATTATGCGCAGTATTTAAAGGACCTTGCAACTAAACTCAAGTATAAATATGGGATCCATTATACGCCTCACGACATCGGGGTCCACGACTATTCGATCGGCCGTACCAGGCAGGCACTTGCAATGGACTATGGCCTGAAGCTGAAGAGGGTTGATAGGCTATCGATCGACTCCGGCATCGAGGCTGTCCGGAAGCTCCTCCCTCAGTGTGTATTCGACATCGAGAACTGTGACGAAGGCATCAAGGCCCTGGAGGCCTATCGGAAAGAATGGGATGAGAAAAAAGCTACTTACAGGGACAAGCCGTACCATGACTGGGCATCAAACGGGGCGGATGCATTCAGGACCGGGGCAACAGTCCATCCATTCACAAAGGTCAACTTCGAGCAGGTCGGCATGCAGCTTGTCCCCAAGGCACCACCGAATCCAAAGGCCTGGACATAATTTTTTTCATTTAAAGAGGCTACTTTGCTCGAGACTGTGTTATGATTAGTTTAGATGACAACAACAACCTATAACATGGAGGGCGATCAAATGGAAAGACCGAGCTACGTTGGCAACAAATTCACGGCAGAATACAGAATGAATGATGACACTGTATGCCAAATCTCTTTTGTGGCAATGGATGAGATCAGGGCCAGGGAAGTGGCGAAGGAAATCGGCGTCAGCTATCTGTCCGGTAAATATCGTCACATTGCCATCAGGGAGGGGGACATCTAAGATGGGGAGAATTGCCGGAGTTAAACACGTCAAGGGACAGCACGCCGGCCTCGAGAATGCCCTCGGTATCGATCCAAAGCTGTTCAATGTGATATTCACTTTGATCACCGGATCACCGACACTGGGCTCTGGCCACAAGCTTAAAATTGATCTATGGGATTGTCCGGAAGGGATCCGTTGCTTCAGGGACATCCTGTTCAAACCTACAACCTATCCGAAAAGAACACCTAAACGTATGAGGGGATCTTCGAGATGAGAAACTGCACCGCACCAGGAAAAAATTGCATGTGTCGAGTCCACGCCCACGACGTCTTTAAATGCGTCAAGAGCTCTAACGAGCATTGCACGCTTAAAGTGGCGGCCGATAATTTCCTTGAATTCATGAACAACCTGAGCCTGGATGAGCTCAACCTGATTGAAAGGTATATTAAATTGAGGGAGGCCTGGGATGACAAAGGACAGCGCCCGACGATTCGGCTTCTGTAAACATTGCGCAGCCTTCGACAGGCACCAGCAGGAACCGAGATGCGGGGTTGTGAATAGCGATCCGATCAATTGCCTCCTGGACAAGGAAACAATCGAGCGATGGCGATCAGAGCACGGCCTCTGCGGTACGGTGAAAGCTTCGCCGGCTAAAGAGGCCTTTGGCAAGAGTGAGCATATTAAACGGCGCAGAGGCGCCTGGGGTGAATCTAAATACAAGGGAGAATGATCATGGAAAAAGTCAAAAGATATGCAGTGTCTTTGGTAACTCGGGGCGGATACGATGACAATATTAAGGTCAATACGATTATGGCCTTTTGCCGGTCCGCCGAGGAGGCTATCGGGATCGCTGTGAAGCAGGAGGCGAACATGACCCACGACAACCTGAACATCATTGCCTTTGATGTTGCAGTTGATCATGGCGACGAATACCTGGATGAAGCCAGGCGGTATTACCTGCAGAACGGCAGGAAAAAGATTGCCACGATTAAACATATCCGCGATCTTTCCGGGAACAGTATCACCGGCAAGATGGGCCTGAAGGACGCCAAGGTCATGGTGGAGGAGGTCATTGACGCAATCGAAGATGAGGAGGTCGACGGTGACAAATTCGGAGCGTTATAATATCGAGTTTATCAAACCATTTGTCAGTATACCCGGACCTAAAGCCTCCGGGTTATCACTTGAACAATGCCTGGATTTTATGCATCATATGGAGCCCAGGACGTCTGGCTGGGAACGGGTAATCACCAGGGACATCTATGGAAGGTGCCGGCATTGCAAGGCGCATTGTGGGTATGTCCGGATCCCAGCAAACCTTACATCGTACAGGGACATGAGGCTGCAGTCTGAAAGCGAACGGGACATGAAGACGGTCGAATTCCATTGCGAGGCCTGCGGGACCTTTACAAGGGTTGCGTACCAGGACCCTATCGCATTAATGTAAAAACATCATAAACATCTTGACATGCTGTACATTCCAAGGGGAGAGGTATTTCTATGCTTGGAAAAAATGTCAGGATGTCCTCAAAAGATTTTCAACCATTCTTACCGGATCATAAAGAGGGCTACCTCGAGCTTGAGCAGATCAGGCCCGGGGTTGTCTCTTGTCCATTCTGCGGAATCCTGATTGACATGAAGAACAATGCGTCAGTTAAGTCCTGCCATGAGGCTATCATGGTGATGTCTACGGACTCATGGGCCTCGGCGCCAATATGCAGTTGCCCTGGAGTGTGGGCGGTCTATTCGCCGAAAGAGGGGAAGTGGGCGGCAAGATATAATGCAAAGAAATCAAAGGGTTGGAGTAACCCTGAAGGAGAATAAAGATGGCGGAAAGATTGGGATCGACGTTAAACCCTGGGCAGCCGGCAATATCAGATCACAGTGGCATGGTCCGGATGATAGGAAATAAAGAGCTCGACCAGATCAACAGCAAGGAGAAGAAGGACGATAAGCTTCAGCAGAAGCCGGAGCTCATAGGAATTGTTTCTCACCTCTCTATGTTATGGGAAGCCGCGAAGAACGCTAAATGGAATATTGACGATCGACTGGCAGGATGCGCAAGAAAGCGCAAGGGTATTTATGAGCCGGAGGACCTATCGGCTATCCGGGAATTCGGCGGATCCGAGATATACATGATGCTAACCAATGTCAAGACCAGGTCAATCGAATCTCAGATCAAGGATATCATATTACCGGCCGGGGAGAAGCCCTGGGGTATCGATCCAACAGCGGTCCCGGATATACCAAAGGAAGTTGTTGAGCGGGTTGTCAATGGACTGAAACAAGAATTGATAGAGATTATGAGCGTATTCGGCCCTGGGCTCGAGATCACGCCCGAGATGGTCGATATCCGCATGGCAGAGCTAATGGATGAAGCCAGGGCGGAGATCCGGAAGGTATCAAGGAACCAGTGCACAGATGCAGAGGCCTCCGTCGAGGACCTGCTCCAGGAGGGTGGGTTCTATGACGAACTCGCTGATTTTATTAAAGATTTCTCCACTTACCTTACAGCCTTTATCAGAGGGCCTTTCGTATTGAATGAGCGGCAGCTTGTATGGAAGCAAGGACCGGATGGCAAATCCTTTCCTGATTACGAGAGCAAGCCTGTCATGAAATATAAGAGGGTATCACCTTTCGATATCTATCCTGCGCCGGCAGCCAAGAACCTAAATGATGGATACCTGTTTGAGCGCATGCGGATCCGGCCGGCAGACCTGCAGAAAATGAAAGAATCGGAAGGCTTCAGCAAGATAGCGGTCGAAGCCACCTTGACCTCCCACAGGGGCGGATATCTTACGAACTGGTTGTGGACCGACCAGGAGAGGGCAAACCTCGAGGGAAGGCCTCAGGAGATCACAGATCCTACCTCAGTCATCGAGTGCTTACTATTTCATGGTGACATACCGGCCAGGTTACTGGCAGAATTCGGTATCAAGCATGACGGAGATATATCAGACTCGGTCCCGGTTGCGGCCCTAATTTGCGGCAATCGTTGCCTCATGCTTCGAGTTAATCAGCACCCGCTGGGATGGAAGCCCTACTATGGCGCAAGCTTCGATCCTTCAGCAGACTCTATATGGGGCATGGCGCCGCCAGAACTGATGGAAGACTGCCAGCGTATGTGTAACGCTTCAGCCAGGGCGATGGCAAACAACATGGGTATTGCCTCTGGGCCTCAGGTCGAAGTCTTCAAGGATCGGATATCACCGCAGGAAGATGCGGAACGTATGTGGCCCTGGAAGGTATGGAAAACAGAAAGCGATCCGGCAGGAGGCGGCAAGCCTGCAATCAATTTCTATCAACCGAGTCTTGTTACCAGTCAGTTGATGGAGATATTCAATTTCTTTTACAACCAGGCCGGCGAACAACTTGGCGTGCCAGCATATGACCAGGGATCCGCAACAGGAAATGTCGGAGGCGCCGGCCAGACGGCCCACGGCCTCGCGATGTTAATGACGGCATCATCCAAGATTATGAAGGACGCGATCGGCTACATCGATCGAAACGTCATCAAGAAAGTTGTTTTCCAGACATGGCTATATGCGATCACCTCCGGAAAGATGGAATACTCCGGGGATATCAATATCGTTGCCAGGGCCTCTGAGTATTTAATTATCGCTGAACAACTCCAGGCCAGGCGCCAGGAATTCTTAGCGTTCACGAACAATCCAGTTGACCTTTCAATTGTAGGCGTCGACGGAAGGGCCAAGGTCCTCCGCGAGACAGTCAAGTCCCTGAAGATGGACGGGGACGACATTATCCCACCTGAATGGGAGATTAACGCAGCGCAAGGCCAGTTGCCAGGCCAGATGGGCATGCCAGGGATGGAAGGGATGCCAGGACCGGGAGGTCCTCAGGGAGGCGGAGGCGGACCGCAGCCAGGCCAGGATTTATCAGAAAAACCAGTAGCAGATCAACCACCAGCTTATGAGGAGCCTATCGGAGGGAAGCCACCGGTTGTGCCTCTTGAGCGAATGGCTAATATGTAAAATAAAACAAGGAGGTTATACCAATGGCAGACAATTCAAAAGTGAAATACGTGACGAAGTCAACCGACTTGGATCCTGAAACCGGGAAGCCCAAGAAAAAGAAGACCACGGCTGGATCCTACAGCAAGCCCAGACGCAAAGGGTATGAAGACATGCTTAAAGAAGCCGGCACGGTCAGAGGTAAATAATAGGACCGATTAGATTTTATAAACCAGGAGGAACAAATGGATAAGAGCAAAATGGCGAAAGCCGACACGACAGTTCATTACAATATGTTCGCCGGCGACGACGGCCGAAACAAGATGTCGAGATGCCTGCAGGATCACTGCAAGTGCGGAAAGGAATGTTATTGCCTTCCGGATTGTGGATCTGTATCAAATGATCCGCTTGACATCGATGAGAACTAAACTCTTGACATATCGAGCATATTATAAACTATGAGCCTGGGGAGGCATTAATTGAATTACGATTTACCATTAGACAATGATGTAGCAAAGGCCGTTTATGCCCTCGGTAGATTCGACGCTGAATACGCCGGCGATTATCGGGCATTTAATAAGTTGCTGAATTACCTCAACAAAAAGGTTCAGTCAGGTGCGCTAAATGTTTGCACCGAGCAGCATAGGGACCAGAGGGATGACAGCAAGGCCTTCGACCGGGGATACGTTAAAGGCGTTCATACAGTTGTAAAATTCCTTCTCGAGTCATACAGTCATGGCGAGGAATTATTGTACACGAACGAGCCAAAAAACCCAGTCACAAAAAGGATAGTATAATGGCAAAACTGTATCATATCTTTTTCATAGCACAAAAGCAGCAGTTCAATGTCGCAGGAACCGACTATTATGCATGGGTAATCAACTCCGAAGGGGTTGATTACTATTTCATGGAGCCCGGAGATGATAGGCCGGATGGGTATCCCGTTAGGAATATAGTAAAGGTTATGGCATCCTCAGGATCAAATGACATGCTATATTACGTTACAAATAACAGTCAGGTCGCATTAGCATGCACAAACGCAAGTGAATTTGCGGGTGGAAGCGACACGACAACCGCTTCCGCCTGGATATCATTTTTATCGCTAAGCTTTCTCGGCGAGGCCGCGCATTCCCAGTTCGCAAACGGAGCAGCAGCTAAATTGGTTATTCCATGTAGGTGGAAAGACGGAGGTAACTGGGTAAATGGTACCCTCGGAGATTGGATATTAGCAGGAAGTCCAATGTCCGGATTTCATGCCGACGTGTCCGTATCGATCTTTGGAGCAAAATAAATGCAAAAAATAGTAGATATTAATACCAAAGAGGCAACATCAGATAAAATTGGCGGACTTACATCGCCATCATTATTAAGATCATCAAGCGCAACCTATCTCGACAAATACGGTGTATTGCGGACGTCTCACGGTACCAGGGATCAAATAATAAATACGTCTGCACAGAACGACTTAGGTAATGCGAATTGGGATTTGAATGTAAGGGCGGCAAACTCTGATGGCAATGAACTTATAGCTAATACAGAAAATAACTATCACGGTGTTGGCCTAAACAATTTAACTTCAGCTTATTGTTCTTACATATTTAGCGGTGAGTTTAAACAAGGCGCTGTCCCTTTCGTATTTTTAAGGTTATTATCCGTAGGTGATGCTTATTTCAATCTTTCTAATGGAACAATTGGAACCGTTGATAACGCCACCACTTACGGACCTATCGATCAAGGTGATGGTTGGTATCGTTGTGCTATTATAGTGACTGCCACCGCAGACAATCAGGACTTTTATATTTACGCGGCAGATACTGGAGAAGATAGAACATATGAGGGCGATAATTCGACCCCTTCCATATACGCCCGAAATATGATGATCGAAGAGATCCCATCTGAAAACACTTACGGACCAGAGCTTATAACAAATGGCGACTTTACAGCTTGGACCGGTGATGACCCGGATGACTGGATAGTGGATGCCGAGGACGGAAGCAACTATATAACTGAACACGTTGACGGTGCCAGATTGGTAAGTGATGCTTCTGCTGCACTTTATATGCGACAAACTGCCACGACCACGGCCGGGAAATGGTATGAAGTATCTATAACTGTTTCTAACTATGTCGAGGGAGATGTCAGGTTTGGATGGGATGACGAGAGTAATGCAAATCTTGGAGTTACCGGAAACGGAACCTACAAGATGTTGAGGCTGGCCACAGATACCGGATCAACCGTAAGACTTTTTCGAGACAATAGCGGTGCAACAGATCTTGTCTATTCTGAGGTATCCGTTAAAGAAATTCCAGACTATGCAGTATCCGCACCCAGCGACTACGTCAATTCAGACACGATACCAGCAGAAACACGAATAACGGAAGACGGTTTGCTAATTGAGGGTCAAGGGATCAATTTAATTGATTATAGCAATGATTTTTCAAATTGGTCTAAAGGTGCAAATGTTACTGTTACCTCAGATGCCGCTATTGGCCCAGACGGAACAGTATCAGCGTCAAAGTATAATATATCAGCAGCGTCTGGTAGATCAGTAGAGGCATTCATTGGTGGAAATGCCGCGAGTAGAACAATGACGTTTAGTTTATGGGTGTACTCTGAAGCGGCAACCACTCTTACCGTTCGTTTTAGACGAGACGATGGTATATCGGACGGAGCGTTCACCTCGCAACCTGTAGGAGGTACAGGAAAGTGGACAAGGTACTCTTGGACTCATACCTATAGTGCGAATTCAACTTATCAATACTCTCCATACTTCTTTGATGACTCCGGGAATACCGGGGATATGTTTTACTTTTATGGTGCACAATTAGAAGAAACACCATATGCAACCAGTTATATACCGACCAACGGCGCGCCTACAGTTCGTTTGACTGAGGCCTCCGACGATGCAGATCTAAACGGGTATACCTGGACTACAGGATCTGGGGTAAGTGCGGCTCTTGCGGATGCCGGGACAGCTATAATTGAGTGGAAGGCATTGCAGGATTATGATGCAGTAGATACGACATTCAGGGGAATACTGAAGTTTGACGACGACACAAGCATTACAAGGTTTATTTATTTCGATTCGACCGAGGGAAAGATAAAGGCCTATGACGGGACTAATAATCCAGAGCAGAATAACATCGACTGGTCTGAAGGCGATAATGTAATTTCGGTTGTAAGGTGGGACGAAAACCTCGATCCGCCTAACGGTATATTTGGCATGAGAAATAAATTAAACTCTGATTGGGATGCAGGCGACACGCCAGTAGATACAGCCTTTGACGGTGGATTTACTGACGATGGTGTGACAAGGGTTGCGTTCAATAATGAATTACCAATTGTAATAAGTCGGATTGTCATATACAATGACTATCTTACCGACGAGGATATCGAGAGCGAAATTTGGACACTGGCGGGAGGCCATGGGTGGGGTAAAAGGCGATTCGGTCAAAGACGATGGAAAAAAATATTGTCACCATGGCATTATTAGAAGTACGAGGCATTTAACCTCAATCATACAAGACCGCCATCCCGAGCGGTATAGAAAAGGAGATTTATCATGGGTTGGAGAGAAGACGTAAAAATAGGAGTCGGTCGCATTAGCGAACTGTACCTCGGAACAGGCAATGGCGATATGGGAACGAAAGTTACCACCACGCCTGCGAACCTGAACCTTGTTACTACAGGCGTTGCCGCTGGTTACAAAGTAGCCAGAGGTACCGTGAGCGCGACAGCTTCAAAAGCAGTTGCAACCGGTCTAACCACCATTCTCGGTTTTGCCCTGTCAGTCAATGGAGCCACCGCGACGCTGGTAAACGCAGCGCCTCAGTTGTCAGGAGCCATATCTGGCGGAACCTTGACCGTTTACCGTTGGAAGCATACCGGTCCTTCGACAGCCACGCTGATTGCTGCCACCACTGGCGGATCAGTTGCGTGGGTAGCCGTAGGAACCTAATCAACTAATATGGGGACAATGGATAATCCGGCGTCCCCATAAATTTAACCTGGGGAGGAACAATACAATGAAAAAGCTTAATATCTGCATGGTCTCATTTCATGGGTGTATACGTGTTTTTAAAGAGACCCATATCCTGCAACAGGCCGGTCACACGGTCCACCACCTCGCAATGTCAGAAACTTTCGGATGGAATAAATACGAAACGCATACCCTTTACGCGGACGAAGCCAGCGGCATCAGGGCGGTACAGATGCTCGACAATGCCGGCATCGATATATTCCACGTACACAATGAGCCTGACTGGATTGTATCAATGGTCCGGAAGGGAACCGACAAGCCTATCGTCTATGACATCCACGACCTCGAACACCTTCGACACTCAGGAGGCCCTGACGAGCACGAATTAAACGCTGTCCGCGATTGTGACGCTGTCATCCATACGTCAAGATATACTCAGGCCCAGTACGATAAGACCCATGGCCCGAAAAAAATCGACGGCATAGTATTGCCTAAGGTCCCCCGGGACTTTCTGGTACCAGAAAAGATGGCAAAGGCCTATGCACCGCATACCCTTGTTTATCAGGGAGGCCTCGCAGAGCAGGAGCAAAGACACTACGGATCTGATGGTATTATGTACGAGAACTATCGATACTATGTTCAGATGGTATCCGGGATGGCCCTATGTGGATTCCAGTCCTTTTTATTTTCAGCCAGCACGCTGGTCGGCGGAGTCTATGAGGGAGCAGGCGCCATTGTCTTTCCGGCACAACCATGGATCACCTTATTAAAGGCGATCAGTCCCTATCAAATAGGATTCGTCGGAGCAACAACGCATTGTGATCTGATGCAGTATTCAAGCCCAAACAAGCTATTTGAATACATAGCGGCCGGAGTTGTACCGGTTGTAATGTATGCAAAGCACGCCGCAGAGATCACCGAGAACCTCGGTTGCGGAATTGTCCTGGACGTTGCGAACCCGATACAGGGACAGCTTGACCAGGACGAGATCATAGAAAAACACAACCGCTTATTAGAGATCCGCGAATCGATTGTCATGGAGGATGAGCTTCCTGTCATCGAAGAGATCTATCAGCAATTATTATCCTAAGGGGGGATTATCATGGAGCAGTGGACACATATCGTAGGATTCACCAGGGGCGGAACTTCATGGATCAAAACGATCCTATCTAATCACCCGGAGATTACATCGGCACCAGGCGAGAACGTGATATTTCGGGATGAGAATAGGTGGCATGGAATAGAGCAAATGTTAATAGATGAATTCGGAAAACAGATGTATAAATTCCGCTTACACCTCTTAACCAAGGCGCCTCTTGATATGATGCACCTGGATCGATGGCAATTATGCTGCAGCCAGGCCAATATAGTTGTGATGATGAGGGATCCTCGAGATTGTGTGGCCTCTCATCACTTTGGCGATAGGCCATGGATGAACAAGGGCCAGAACGCAACGCCTCACGGTGTAATGGAGAAACTGAAGAAGTACCTCCTCCGGGCAGAGCCGTTCTTTACGTGTGACAACTTGACGGTTGTTAAATACGAGGATCTGCATATGGCACCGCTCGCAACTCTCGAGCACCTATTTAAAAACATGGGCATCGATAGCCGGCCAGAGGTAGTTGAATATTGCCATCAGAAATCTCGGTTTGAAGCCAGGACAGGCCGGAAGCCCGGGACCGAGGATCCTATGGCTCATTTACGCAAGGGAATTATGGGGGACTGGAAGAGGATGGACTATGATTTTTCCCCATACAACGAATTTATCCGAGACTGCGGGTATGAAATATGAAGTATTCAAGCTACTTATGCGCAATTGCAAGCATTGTCAATGCTATGCGCAGGACTTAAAATACTGTTATTGTTTACAAAAATTTATATTCCAAATGGGAGGAGAGGAAAAATGCAAGAAAATCAGCAAGATACTAAAAGAATCATAACACCGGAACAGATCAAACAGGGCGAATGTATGGACAAGATCAATACGATCCTGCATCAATATAACATGGCTCTTGTTCCCATCTTCAAATTCGACGGCGTCCGCCTGGATGCCAGGGTTGCCATTACAGAAAGGCCGAAGCTTGGACCGGACGGAATGCCCTTGCCGCCTGCACCGACACCTTGCATGAAGGGAGGCGCCAAATAATGCCGGAATATCTCGAGGATATTAAAAAGGACTTCGAGGATAATTATGAAGAGGTCCGGAAGCAATGCAAACCGATCACCTTTGATTCTGTTTTGTGGGCCAGGGAGTATAGAATGCACTCTATGAACAAGGGCCTGGATAAGCTGGGATTCAATCCAATGAATATCATGAACAATGCGACGACTCAGGAAATCGCAGAGGAGATGATCAACCAGGCATTAATCAAGAACGGTATCCATATCGAAGACTGGTCAGACAAGGAATGTGAGGAAGAGAAGAGAGGCCTCTACATCTTTAAGAATGGAGAGCTTGTATACTTTATCTCACATATCGAACAGAGTAACAATATGATCGGAAAGAAAACTTTTACGGTCAGAACAAATATTGTTGTCAATTAAATTCAGCTACTTATGAATTTTTTATGGGGTGGAGCATTAAGAAACCGTATTTTATAGTTGACATATTGTATAACTATAAAAGGTATTTGTATTTGGACTCCTGGATTCAGTAATTGAACACCGCGACTATATCGCGACTCATGGAGGGAGCAATCATGCCGAAACAAGAAGACCTGTCAAACGTACCAGCATCAGTCTTGAAGCAGCAACGAGACGCAGAACGAAAGATAGAGGCTCTTACATCCGAACCGACTCCGGACCCAGTCCAGAACACCGAACCGAATCAGAGCCCGGAACCAACGACCGAACAAGAACCGGTTAAGACCGAGAATCAAGAGCCGGTCAAGCAAGTTGTCGAGCCTGCCATCGTGGATGATCAAACATCCGGGCAGTGGGAACACAAGTACAAAGTTCTCCAGGGCAAATACGACAAGGAAGTCGGGGATCTTCGTGGCGAAGTTGCAAGCCTAAAGTCAATGATGGAGCGCCAGACAAAAATCATCGATGGTCTCGAATCATCGAATAACAATGCGCCGGAGAAATCAATTGATCTTGAAGACCTGGATCTCGAAGCCTACGAAGGATGGGGCGATGAGATGAAACCTTTAGTAACACAGGTCAACACGCTAAAAGCAATTATCAAGGACCAGGCCGCCGTTATCGATGGATTGAGATCAAATCCTCAGGCTGACGACAGCATCACAGAGAGAATCAATTCACTCGAGTCAGAATCAAGAGAGGCCCGGGTATCCAAATACCTCGAGACCCTTGATAACACAATCAACGGAAACTGGCGACAGTTAAATGTCGATGCCGGTTTTAACGCATGGCTGAACGAATCAGATCCAATGTCCATGATGGTCAGAAGGAATCTGTTAGAGGCAGCCGCCGAGAATCTCCGGGGCGCCCAGGTAGCGAGCATCTTTAATCAGTATATCGGCTCGCAGGGGAAATCACAGAGCAAGGTATCAGTGGCAAGCGAATTGCCAGACGGAAGCGGCTCAGGCGACGATACACCGGCGCCGAAAGCTTCAGTCACAGAAGCAGACGTAAAGAAAGCCCAGCAGGACTTTATTCGTGGTCGGATCACCGAGGACGAATATGACAAGGTCTATGCTAAGTTCCAAAGAACACTTAGGAGGTAAATATCCTAAACGGATAATAGCCTCCTGAAAAGAATAACAAATTTAATTAGGAGGCTATTATCATGGCTATTTCAGTTGCACCAGGAACACCCCAATATAGTGGGAATTTCATCCCGGAAATATGGTCCGGCAAACTGCTTGTAAAGTTTTATGCCGCCACCGTTTCCGCCGCCATTTGTAACACCGATTATGAAGGCGAAATCAAAGACGTAGGTGACAAAGTTCAGGTCCGCACCGTTCCTGATATCGTTATCCGCGATTACGTCAAAAATCAATCCCTGCAGATCCAACGACCCGACTCTCCCAAGAAAGAGATGCCGATCGACAAAGCCAAATATTTCAACTTTATTTGTGACGACATCGACAAGCATCAGACCGACGTGTCCTTGATGGACTCTTGGAGCCGCGACGCTTCACAGCAGATGAAAGTCACGGTCGACGAGGAATTCCTTGGCGATGTTTACTCCGATGCCCACGCCTCGAATAAAGGCATCACCGCTGGCGTCAAGTCCGGCGACATCGATCTCGGAACTACCGGAGATCCTGCAATCATAACGAAAGCCAGTGTCCTCGACTTCTTGGTCGACGTTGGAACCGTTATGGACGAACAGAACTTACCCGAGGAATCTCGGTATGCCGTAATTCCGCCTTGGATGGCCGGCATGATAAAGAAATCCGATCTCAAAGACGCTTCACTCGCCGGCGACGGCACAAGCATAATGAGAAACGGACGGATAGGCATGATCGACCGCCTGGTCATCTACGTATCCAACCTGTTAACCTCCGCCACCGACGGCGCCTATACCGCTTACCATGCAATCGCTGGTCACAAAGCCGGTATCTCTTGGGCTGCCCAGATGACGAAGATGGAAAGTCTTCGAGCGGAGTCCACCTTTGGCACCTTGGTTCGTGGCCTGAACGTGTACGGATACAAAGTACTGAAGACCGAAGCCCTCTGCGACCTTTATATCGCGAGAGGATAATTAGCGTACCCCCGCTCCCCCCAGGCGTTCCGGTGACCGTGACCTCTGAACTCCGGTCACCGGATAAACTAAAAGGGGACGGAACAATTTAAAATTAACAAAATCATTTTAAGGAGATTTTTAATCATGGCTGAATATCAATTTATCGGAGAGAGCAACGCAGTGGCTTACGAAGCCCCCGGCTACGTGGTTATGAAGAAATATGTTGACGTTGCCGCTCTTATCGCAGCTCCGCAGATGCTCGCTTTAGCCTCTGCGCCGAACACCCCGCTTACGTCTTTCACCGGCTTCGCGGCCGCTGACGTAGTGAATCTATTCCATGTACCCGCTGGATTCGTCGCTCGTATGGCCGGCATGTACGTGCAGTCCGCTGACACCAACGCCGCCACCATCGCGCTGGGTATTGGTGGAGCAACCGCAGCTTTCATGGCCGCCACCGCTATCAACAGTACCGGCGCCACCATCACAGTTGTTGGCGATGCCTATGGTGCCAACTCGCTGATGGCCAAAGAATTTGTGGCAAATGACACGGTCGACGCCCTGCTCGCATCAGCGACGGCTATCGATGCCAAAATTCACTTTTTCTTGGAAGGCTACAAGGCTTTTGATATCACTTCCGTAGTGTAACCATAAACCTTGACATGTTGTATATTTTAAAAGGGACTTACCCGATCTCTATCAGGGAGGTCCCTTTTTTACTTAACAAAATAAACCTGGGGAGGATGTTATGAAAGAAGTAGATAAATCAGAAAATCTATGGCTATTACAAACCTATGACAACGGGGACTTTCATATTTATGGATGGACGCCGGCACTCGCGAAAAAGAACCTGCGGCCAATCACCGATGAACAAGCGAACCATTTGATGCAGCTTATCAGGTCGAAGCGAAACAATGTAAAATATGTCGATGATCCCGGGGATCTCTTCATGACACAGGAAGAACTCTCGAAGCTTATCAAGGTAAAGCCGAGGGCCGACATGGAGGACGATATCGAGGACGACGACGAAAATACTCGCGAACTCATTAAGTCAGTGGTTAAAACAGACAAAGTAGATGAGCCAAAGAATCTTGATGAAGTTCGCGACATCAATATCTCGCAGGAGGATATCATGGCCGCAGAGTTGAAGGCCATACAGGCATTCAAGCACAAATCTTCCCTCGAGAAACATATGCTTGAAAAGTATCAACTCGAAATTCCGCCAGGACGCTTCTCGGTTATGAAGGCCCTCGCGAACAAAATGATTACCGATCTCGCTAAAGAGAACCGGTTGTACATGGTTGATGGCCTGATCGAAGCTTAATAGGAGGAACAGATGGCAAGCAAGGACGTATCAGACTATCGAGACGAGGTGAGCTTTTATATAAAGAACGCCACCAAATCAACAAATACAACCTTTATCGATAAACAAATAGTCCGGATCCTGCGTGACTTTTGCAAGGACACCTGGATCTGGCGCTATGATCTTACCGAAATAGACGTAGTCGCCGACCAGGCGAACTATACCTTATCACTACCCACGACCGACGGCGCCGCAGAATTGGTAATGGTCGACTGGGTCAAGTACAAATCCGATGGGCTCGATGATGATCAATACACCTACGTCGAGCCTATTAATCTATTGACCGAAGAAATACCGTCAGGGACCTCGAAGTTCTCCGGTGGATTCGTGGAGAGCTCCGGGAACGCACCGCAAGTATTCTGGGTTGATCCTGACGACACCCTATGGATCAAACCGACTCCGAATTCCACAGCAGCAGGCACCGCAAATATGAAGGTCAAAGTCATTGTTATGCCGGCATTGACCGCCACGAAGGCGCCGATCTTTCTATACAACGACTGGCTGGAAGTAATTGCAAAGGGAGTTGCCGCCAGGGTATGCAATATGGCCGGCGAGCGATGGTATGATCCGAAGCTTTCTGACAGGTATAGAATGCAGTACGAACAAGCCAAGACCGATGAGGCCGAGGCCCAGAGATGGCAGGGCAAGAACAGGAAGCAGATGGTCATCAGACCTCATAAGGCTTACACCGGTGGGGCAAGATCATTTTCAAGGGGAGTCTTTTAATGAACGAAGTCCCTCAAAAAAGATACTCGATTAACAGATCCGGATCCGCGCCGGCAGCCGGAGGAGTCAATACATATCACGACAAGCCTACCCTGGAGCTCGGAGGATATTCGAACGCTGAGAACGTCCGGATCCATGGTACAGCACTCGAGATGCGCGGAGGTCTCACGCCTCACAACAAGACAGCAGAGGCATCAGCTATAAATAACTTATATTCTTACAAATGTGATCGAAATGCAGCTATTAGCTTCTTTGCCCAGCTTGCCGATGGGGACGTTCTCGAAGCAGATGAGAAGCCACCGACAACCGCAGGGTCAAACGACTTTGGCGATGTTGTCATGGATTATAGCGCACTGAAGGGCAATGCCTCCGGGGCAACCTTGTTACCGGCATCCTTCGCAAAGAACGACGACACCTTGATACATTCAAATGGAATGATGCAGCATGTTATCTGGCCAGGCCCAGATGCAGCGCCGAGAGCAGTCTACTGGCAGAACTCAGCAGCAACACCGGTCAGGGTCAATGATGGAGGGGTTGATTATAGCAACCTATTGACCGACAACGAGAACACCGACGAGACCCCGACCTTGACGTATACCGTCGCGAACTATGACGGACTCTATATCTGTACTGACTTCAAGGCTAATTCATTCACATTTAATCTTGGATCAGTGGTTGCCAATGGGACGACGACCGCAAAGATCCAGAGCTTTAACGGTACCGGATTCACAGACGCAACGACCGGGACCGATGGAACCAGCGGCCTCCAGCAGGATGGAACCTTTACCTTTACCGCTGCGGCCGGGGAAGTTCCAACCTTCATGTTTGGTATGTCAGGATACTGGTATCGACTATATATCAGCGCAGGCGATGCAACAGAAACACTTCGATTTGTCGAGGTCTCGTACACCGGGGCATGGCAGACGATCGAAAACGTGATGGACCATTATCCATATTCAGTTGTAGAGGTAGCGGTCGAAGGCGCCACAGCAGCAGAATACAGGACATATGCAGCCTCGGTTGTAGATATATCGAGCCTTCCAACAGGCGACTATGTCTATGTCGCAACGACAGATATGGCGTGGGCTCTTCAATTCGACGTAGGATCAACACCGAATACCACCGCTTCCACAACTATATCCGCTGTGGAATTGTGGACAAACGCCTCCGGGTGGGCCGCAGTATCGGGACTCGAGGACGGAACCGCTGGCATGTCTCAATCAGGGGTTGTATCCTGGATCCGATCTGATTATGACAAGCAATCTTTTAATGGTTCAAGCAACCACCTATACTGGCTACGCTTCAAGTTTGATGATGATATATCAGCAGAAACAACCTTTGGCGTCCAGGCAATCAGTTATTTTGATATCGAGAATCTCGGGACGACAGGCCTAATATCGACATCGTGGAAGGATCGTGGCGTTTATTCCTTTGGAAAGTTCCCGAGAGATTTATATGTGTCGAGAAAGAGCCGACCGAATATATTGAATGGAGATGACTTTGCGATCCTTTCACCTGGGGACGGCCGCAGGAACCCTGCAGTCGCTTGCCAATCATTCCATAATGAGCTCATGGTATGGCAACGGGAGGAAGGCACGCAGGGTGGATGCCTAACGGTATTCGAAGGTTATTCTCCGTCAACCTTTGGAAAGCTTGTGCTATCAACAAAAATAGGATCCTTTTCCCAGAAGTCAACCTGCATAATGGATGGAGCCCTATTGACGACCAGGACCGACGAGACGGCCCAGACGCTCGCATTTTTCATTTCTCATTATGGCGTGTTCATGTCTGATGGTCGAGTTGTCAAGATGATATCCGAACCGATACAGAATTATTTTGAGCCAGGACGGTCAGAGTGCATTACCCGGGGACAAGAGAATAAAATGTGGATAGGCATCGACTCTGCAAAGAAGGTCCTCCGGCTGGGACTGGTATCCGGATCCGGGGCAACAAAGCCGAACGTATTCCCGGTCTATGATCTAATGTCCGGAATGTGGTCCTTTGATGTATTCCCGACAGGCGCCGACGGGACCGGTATATATCCGACCTGTTTCGCCGAGGTCGAGGCTAACTCTGGTGATATATTTAGTCTACAGTATATGGGCGATGACTACGGACGTGTATACAAAAGTGACAATTCAATCACCTATGACCAGGCCAATGCAACGGCGGTCTATATTACATGCAAGACTCGTGCCGAATTCAGTAATGGCGGAAACCTCCTGGATCTCAGGGAAGTCACATTGAGAGGTGGAGCCAATTCGGATTACACCTTAACAAAGAAAATTTATGTCAATAACGTATTAGACTCGAATGAGACCGAGACCTTCACAATGTCAGATGCAGACTCCGGAAGCACATACCGCGAGCGCATACTCGAGAGGGCTTATACTGAATTCCATTTATCATTAGAGTTGTCCTGGGTGGATGCAGAAAGTGGAGGGAACGCCGCACCGTCAATGTATGATATTATATACGACCTCGGTGCAGAGCCGAAGAAACGGTAATGAAGGATTATTCAAGAAAATCCTATATATCAACAAATCCTTACCCGGAATACATGAAGGTCAATCCGAGTAAGGCAATCTGGAATACCATCCTTGAGGTGTACCCGTTCCTGTCAGAGTTTTCTCAGAGTCAATTGGGATCATTCGATCGATCGGTTGAGGATTACCTGCGACAGTCGGAAAGGAAAAAGCCTTATAACGGCAGGCCATTCGAAATGATGGAGGACGAATTCGAGGGATTTCCAGGTATTTGGCCGGATCTTCCTCCAGGAGAATTCGACTTTCCATGGTCGACTCCGGGCAATTTACCAACCCCAGACACGTTTACCGGTGGCGCCGCTCACTTCTCGGTCAATATCCAATACTGCTATTGCGAGGGCGGCGGACAAGAGGTGACGGCCAGGGGGTCCCAGAATATCCTATCAGTTTCTCCAGAGGTAGGATCCATTGACGGAATAGTTGTGCAGAATGCAAGGACATGGGTATTCACATACACCGCTCCTGCGGAGGTATTCGGGGCAGTCGAATTCACTGTAAAGATGGTGGACCCTACAACAGGACTCGTCGGAAATGCGACTGACAGTATTATTAAATGCTCGACATCTTCATGCTGCGATGATGTCGACGAGATGACCTGGGATAGCTCAACGAGCGCATCAACGATCAATAGGGAAACAAGCGCAACGGTAGCGGTCCAGGACGGAAGAGGTACTTATACGTGGTCTGTTTCAGGTACCGACGTCACCCTCGAGAACGAGACAACAACAGGGACATCCAATACCCTTATTGCCGGCGCCTCAGCGTGCGGAACGGCAGTAATAACGGTTGAGGATGGTTGCGAGACGGTTGTTACCGGGGAGGTGCGAGTAGTCGAAGGGAGCTCATGGCAGCAGGAAGGCGGAGATCCTAATTGCTGTATGGGTGGGAATACCGCATACGCAGGCGGACCCCAGCCAGGAACAGGGTCATATACCCAGACGGTAACCTCTGGAGGAACAAGGCAGAGCGAAACAGTGGCAGGCCCTTCAACAGGAGGCGGATGTACCAGTTGTGGGGCTGCGTGTGCGACTGGAGCGGATAATTTCTGTTTAACATGGGGGTCATATAGAAATAATAGTTCGCCGCTATGTTTTAATGGATTTTCAGGATACTACCCAACACTGCCTCAGTCATCTCCAGATGGATGTTACTGTGCGGATCACGGTGCGAGCCAGTGCGCCGGTGGATCAGGCAGGCAGTGTACGCCGGCAAACGAAACTGTTTATATAGCGCACAAATATGTTGTTACAAGCCAGGTATGCGAAAAATGGAAATGCAATCCATAAGGGGGAATCATGGGATTATCGGATAAAAGATTTACAGAGATAGCGAATTTATTTAGCGTATTTACGTTCAGCATGATGCAGGGATTTGTGCAAATGTCTAACATGCTGAAAAAACATGGAATAAGACCGGAAGAGATTGACGAGTACGTTCAAGAAAACCGGGAAGCCATGAATCAGGGCGTAAATTTCAACAGGGATTACATGCAGGGAAAAATCAAAATGAAGACATGCCCGAAGTGCGGCGGCGTTATGGAGCTCGAGACGGTTAATACGTGTAAAGGAAATCAGGTACCAGGCGGATTTAAAAGTGTCTATACCTGCTCGAGATATACAGAGTGCGGCCATCAGATGTTCAGTAAAAATTCAGTGGCAATTGAACAGTATAAACACTGGAAAAAGATCGGCGCATTTGATAAGTATCGACAGAAGCGACAGAGGACGCACAACGGACCAGCGATCAATGTTGAGAAGGAAATGGCTAAAGTCAAATAAATCACGACATGATGTACATATTATAAGCTAATTACAGGAGTTAAAAAATGGCAGATACATGGTATGAATCTAAATCAGCGCCGTCACCAAAAGGGGAGTTTACCCCCGTTAACGTCTCGCAATATACAACGGGTGGAACGATGGACGACTACAAGGGATGGGGGACATCATACGGCGGGAACAGATCGACATCTTTTGCCCAGCCAAGAGCGGATTATTTGCAGCAAGCTATTGATATTTATGACAGATATAACCAACAGCAATCATCTCGTAGCTCTGGTGGGGATGGTGAGGTGTATGTAACTAATTACCCATCAACCTTTAAGACCGGTCAATCCGCTGATGAGAATCTTGGACAGCGCGGAGGAGGCGCCTATACCAGGGGAGGGCAGCCGGCATTTCAGAGGACAATCCAGCCTCTTCAGGCGGTCGAAGTACCAGAGGCTCCAGAGTTCAAGGCAAGAAAATATAAGCCGCCAGAGGAAGATCCGAGAGTCTACTCGAAGGCCAGGGACGAAGCAATGGGTCCGGGCCTCCGGGCTCTGCGGGAAGGCACCAGGGAGGCGATCTCAACATCTCAATCTCTTGACAATCCGAATGCCAGAGGCCTTTTTATAAAACAGGCCCTCCAGGGCTACGGCTCAGGTCTCGAGGGCGTATCTTCCGCAGCCGGCAAGGAAGCCAGATCGGTTGCCGGCGCAAAGAGAGCAGAGCAGCTAAACATTTACAATACAAAATACCAGGCCAGATCAGCGGCCGACAAAATAAATTATCAGGCTAAGGTTAACCAGATGGCCCAGGACTTCGCCCAGCAACAGCAAATAGCCCAGGCGAACTATCAGATGCAATTCAATACGGATCCTCGTTTTAAACTGCCCGGAGATACAGGGGCAACAGGAAGCAACTTCGTAAAGGGATTCGGATGGAAAAAAGCCACTGGTAACTTTTATATGTAAAGAGGATAAAAATGGCAGCTAATTACTCAACAAACCCGACAAACCCCACAAATCAAAACGGCGGAGTGTTGCCGGCAGATATGCAGGGTCAACAAGGAATGGTACCTCCCCCGGGTGGCATGCAGAATCCCAAGAGTATTAGGGACTATGTTGCCGCAGCCAGGTCAGCTAAAGCAGTTCCTACGTTTACAAATGTTCCGGAAACGCCAGGATTCTTTATAGATGATAGGCAGCAGTCCGGAGCTATACCAGAGGGACCTCAGAGCGAATACGAGTCAATACCTTTCGCCGAGCGTATCAAAATGGATCCATGGAAAAGAGCACAATCGAGAGTCCAGACAATGCTACCTGAACTATGGGAAGCAACCTTTCCTGGATACCAGCAGGGCGCCACGCTATCGAACGACCAGATGGCCCAGTGGAATAAGGTGGTCCAGAATTTAACCGCGAATCTAATTAAGCATTATGACAAGCAATTCGAATGGTCCATGAAAAACGAAATGAAGAACGCAGAGACCAGAGAGAAGGATAAGAAATTCTGGCAGTCGAAATTTGTCGATGCACAGTTGAGAGGACAGCCTGTACGGAAGCCAGACGGAAGCCCGATGACGGAGGCCGAGTTTGTCAATGAGAGATTATCCGCAGCAGATGAGATGAGATTCAAAGAGGACGTTACTAAACAGGAAAGGATCTCGTCACAGGCAACGGAGAACCTGACTCCCGGAACCGTAACCAAGGCCATGAAGAAGAACCCTAATCTTGCCAGGGCGATACGCCTGCAGATCCGGACCTTCGTGGAGGATGGCGTCGGCCGGAAGCTCAATGACGATGAATACCGGCAGCTAATGAAAAACCCGGATGCCCAGGACCTTATCAACGAGGCATCTAAGGACGCAGTTGATTATTACTCTGACAAGATCATGGAGGAGTTATCCGGAAAAACTCAGGGAATGGAAGTACCTGAATAACAGAAATCACGCACTATAACATCCAGAGTGTTAGCGTGCAACACTAAATCACTCTTTAGGGAGACAACAAATGGCAGACGAAACACCGAAAATGGATTGGAGCATTTTGCTTCAGGATGATGAACCAATTTCAGAAACACCGGCAGTACCAGAGTTGCCGGAACAACCCCAGCAGGAACAGACCTGGGGATCCATTGCTAATCAAGATTGGTCGGAAGTGGATCCGGTTGACCCTGCTATCCCCGCCGAGCCTGCGCCTTTTTCCTCTGAATATGAGGGGTGGAAGGCTATTAAGGAAGGCACGAAAGCACTCCCTAAATATTTCTCTCAAATTCCAAAATCTATTCAAGAAACAAGGAAAGAACTGTTCGACAAGATTGGAGCAGTTGATCCGGTTGAAGCTATGCCAGAGGGCGTTCAGGATTTTATGGGCGCCATTGATATAGCCAGAAACCCGCTGGCAGGCCTCGGCAAGCTACTTTCCTATGGCGATGAGCAGGGCTTCTTTGATGCAGATCAGGATTACGCGAAACGCAAAGAGAATAAAGACACCTATACAAAATACTTTGAAGATCTCACCCAGATGGGACCCCAGACAATCCTGAACTATGTTGCTGGTGGTATCGGAGGATGGGCCGGCGTCGCAGCAACCGCAGGCGGCCAGATCTACGGTGGATCATATATGAATTTCCGTGAAAAAGGCAACACTCCCATGGAGTCCATGGCCCTTGCCCTCACCGACACAGCAATCCAGTTGCCGATTGAAGTCCTATTGACAACCGCTATTATCAAAGGTCCCAAGGGTGCGATGAACCTCGGCAAAAAGCTTCCAGGTGGAAATAAGATATTTACAAATATCGAGAAGGGCCTCAAGACAAAATTTAAGAACGGCGAGAAGTTCGCCCAGTTTGCGGACAGCTATGCCGGTAGAATTCTCGGCGGTGGTATGGCAGAAGGAGCCGAGGAATTCGTCCAGAGTCTCTCCGGGATCCTGACGGAGCTCGCCGGCCAGTGGCTTCGAGACGAAGAGATTACCGCGGAAGGAATACGAAAACTCATCAAAGAGAAAACATCAGAGGGCCTATGGTCCGCTCTGGTTGCATTCCCCCTCGGTGGTCTCGGTGGTGGCGTTGGTAAAGTTCTCGAGCCAGTCAAGGACAAAAAGGATCCTAACGATAATATCATTCCTGATGCCGGCAAGCCTGCTATCAATCCGGATCCGGCGACTGAGAAAATCGATGCGGCCAATATCCTCGAGGAGGCCGGCAAGCGATGGCTGGAAGAGGAAGAGGCAGCCGCAGGAGCTCCCCCGGTAGATGAAACCCAGATAGAGATAGGTCCTGATACCGTTATCGGTGGACCCCAGGAGATCGGTCCGGACACGGTGATCGGTGGTCCCGCTCAAGACTTTTCAGTAATTGCTGAAGAGCCCGAAACCACTGAAAGATTCAGAGTTGAAACAACCCCGGATCATCCAGCCGCAGAGTTCTATGGCCTGAAAAAGGGCGATAAGAAACACGCCATATCTATTACAGATAAGGAATCCCCTGCATACAAAGCGACCTTTGTGGCCGAGATGGGCAAAGAGGATGTAGCTATCGCCAAGAAGGAAATGGAATTCCAGGCCGGCAAGCGCGACGAGGAAGGCTTTATTAATACCTGGATGGCTAACCCGGAAGCTCGGCCGTGGTGGGCATCAAAGCAGAAGCCGGTTGAATTGAAATCCTACAGCACAGACCTTGAGCAGATATATAACGACTCCATCATGCAGCGTGGGGACCTGAGCATGAGAGAGGAATCATATGCAGTCAACAGCTTCAGGGAGTTAATTGAAGAAGATACAGGCGCATCAGACATTTATGGCGATGACTTTATATCTCAGATGAAGGATGAAGAGCTCCGTCCGGCCCAACGTGCTTGGAAAAATATAATCGAGAAATTTTTTGATCGACCTGTGTTCTATGTAAAAGAGAGCGAGGCCTCCAAGAATGACATGGCAAGTCCGGTAAAGCAATACAGGGCTGCAGCAAACCCAGTCCAGGGAGCAGTAATCTTATTCGACAACCAGACAGCGGCAAACGTCGGAAGCATGTTCCACGAACTAACCCACAACATGCGCAAGACAGCGCCACAACTTTACGGAAAGTTACACAAGTTTATCCAGGAGAACGTTGATAAACAGAGCGACGCATTCAAGAGGCTCGAGCGTGCGGTCAGGAAGGCCTATGGTGGGCGTGACCGTGAGGGACTAATTCAAGAGGAGATCAATACCGCTATCATTACGGACCTTGTAAAGGGTGACGTATTCCAGGGGGAATTGTTTCGTAAGCTAAAGGCCCAGGACCCCGGAACATTCGAACGCCTTGCAAAGCATATAAAAAATGCTCTCAAAAAATTAGTTGAATACATTACCAGGCATAGGAACAAGCCAGGGTATGCAGCACTCCTGAACGATGTTAAAAAAGCGGAGAAAGAAATCGCAAACATCTTTGCAGAATTCCAGGCTGAAACGCAAAAGGGACCGTGGGTGAGAGGTATGTCGGTTGCAGCCATTAAAAGAAATTCTGAAACCCTTATGCTCGAGCTCAAGAAAGACCAGACAATAAATAATAAATTCACCTCCAAGATGGTCGACACAATAAGCAAGAAATTACAGGGTACCGGTGACGCCGGCCAGATGAGAGCGACAATAGAATCATGGATCATGAAGGGCGAGATCAAGGAAGAGGAGTATCGATGGTCCGGGCTCGATGAATTCCTGATGTCCTGGGAATTGGCAAACGGCAAAAAGAAAATAACGAAAGACCGTATCCTGCAGCACATTGCCGAGAACGCCGTCCAGATCGAGGAGGATATTAGGTCAACCACAGGCGAAGATGTTGAGAAAATCGATATACCACAGGCGGAGGAGGATATCGCCAAGATAGAGTACTACCTGAAGGATTCGTATGGCATAACGCTGCGAAAGGAATTCAGGGGTAACAATCAACCATATTTCAATGAGATAATGTTCAAGGATTATGACGAAGACACAAAGCCTTATTACCTTACAGATCCAGGGATAAAAGCAGTTATACTCGAGAAAGCCGGCGAAGAAGCACTTGAGTTTGTTAATAATGCGGTAAAAACCCAGACAGAGGTTAGTGACTATCGCGCCTTTCTTTACACAAGAGGTGAGGGCGGAGTTTTATACCAAGGTTATGTTGCAGAGGGTCCTTATAAATCATATTCAGAAGTTCTCTTGTCTGTACCAAATATCGACGACATGGATGGCGGCCATTGGAGGAAGAACAAAAAAGTTATCGCCCACGCGAGGGTAACGGAAAGAACTCATCCTGATGGAGATGAAATATTTCATGTCGACGAGATCCAGAGCGACCTACATCAAAGGGGCAGGGTCCATGGATACCGTTCAGAGAAGGAAAAAATAAAAGAACTCCCAGAAGGATCTCGAGTTGAACAAATCCCGGTAGTCGGAAAAAGGGCCGGACGCTGGAGAGTAGAACTCCCGGCTGGAACTAAGACGCAGTACGGTGGATATATATTCAATGGAGACACAAGGGACGAGGCGATACAGAGCGCCCTTGATGAGATGAATCAATTCCAAAATAAACAGGCTCCTGACGCACCATTCAAGAAGGGCTGGGAGTTACTCGTATTAAAGAGAATGGTCCGAATGGCTGCAGACCAAAACAAGGCTGCGATTACGTGGGACATAGGACAGAACCAGGCTGACCGTTATGACCTCAGGAAATTTGTGAAAGAGGTGGGATACTCTATCTCCACTGAGAACTTATGGGCCTATGACGATAATGATACAGAGGTTATCAGTGAAGATGTCGAAGTCGATGAGCTTGATAAAATTAAAGAGTATCTCGGCGAAGAGGTAGGCCAAAGACTCATAGACAAGATCGAATCGAGGAAGTGGGAACGTGGAGAATACACTACAACCTTTGACGAGGACGAGGGAAAATGGGTGCTTGTAGATCCAAACGGAGAACTGTTTCACGACCAGGGTGGTGACCTCTTAACATTCGACGAGGAGTATGAGGCCCGTGAAACCCTTGAAGAGTTCCTGGATAGATCCGATGAGCGTGAGGGTGGCGTTCGCATTAGAGGGCTCGAGCTTGAAACCGGTGGCGAAGGTATGATTGGCTTTTATGACAAGAAGCTTCCTGCCATTGCCAATAAATTCTTTGGTAAAAAGAAATGGGGCAATTCAAAGGTATTCAAGACAAAGCTTGACGGAACAAGTGAAAATGAAATCGTAAAGCCAGACGTTTATGTTGACGGCGTCCTTGTTACAGACAGAAACCTCAACCGGTTCATCAGAAATTTTGAGGATGAGGATATCGACTTCATGATAAAAGAGGCGATTGAGTGGAGGGAAAAGACGACAACATATTCTGCTCATGAACTGAGGGATGATATAGTCAAGTACCTCGAAGGCCTAAAAGAAAAAGGCTCAACGATTGAATGGAAGAATCCGGAAACACAGTTCGAAGTATGGGCTCTGCCTATAACAAAACAAATGAAGAAAGCTTCGCAAGAGGGCTTGATGCCTCTGTTCCAGAAGAAGCTTGATGTCGACACCAACAAGACAGCAGGCCCGGAGCTTGCCGCCAGTGCTATTGAGAATGCAGTACTTGGAGTTGGTGAGGTTAAGATAGACAGCGGTGACTTTGCTTCAGGAGATATGCTTAGGAGTATAGGCTTCGAAAGCACAAGGGCCGGCAATTATAAATTTGACAGGAGGATACCGAAAGATGTTGATATCATTAAAGGACTGTACAAGGCTTCTTGGAATACAGACCTCGAATCTAATCGGGCCGCAAAGATCGTTCTTGATAAGATCTCTCAGCAGCTTAATAAACAGAAGAGGACGGAACTGGGTCGAGAAGAACAGAAGCGAGGTAAGGAAACGCTTAAAGAATACCTTAACGACTCTTGGGAAACCCACAGCATAGCGTCAAAGGAAACCAGTAAGGGTGACCTTCGTGCGACAAAGAATATATTGTTAAGGCCAAATGGAGTGAAGTCCGGAAAGGGCCGGCAGTTGATGGTACAGGTATCGAACAACTTCGCCAGGGAAGAAGCGACACAAATGGGCGACAGTTATTTTGACACCCTATACTCAAAACGAGAGGGATACGACCGTCCATCAGACTTTTGGGAAGTTCCTGAATGGATGGGGCGCCTCGCTAAATCTATGCCCAAAGCAGACGTCTATGTGGTAAGAAATATTGCAGAGGCAAAGAAGTTTATTGAGCAGGCCGGATATGGCGACAATATTTTCTTCAGTGCAATGGATGCAAATAAGGACGTCATCAAAACAATTATATCCGATTACAGTGGCAAGGTTAAGATCGGTGGTTATACGGATCCTAATTACTTTGGAAAGAAAGCAACCTTCCTCGGTAGCCCGGAAGAGGCCGCCCAGTCAGTCGGAGTTGAATTTAAGCCTGGAGTTGATTACAGACATTTCAAGGGTACGAAAACGATACCAAGGCTCGAGATGTCCAGGGGATGCCGGCACAAGTGCGCATTCTGCACGGTAGAGAAATCGATAGTTGCCGCAACCGATGAGCAGATCGATGATCAACTCGAGAACTTCAAGTCACTGGATTACAAGCTTGTTTATCTGAATGACAAGACCTTTGGCCAGGCAAAGAACTTCGAGAAGCTAATCGATATCAAGAAGAAGATCGAAGCTGTCAATCCTAATTTCCAGGGATTCATAATCCAGACAACAGCACCACAGTTCTTAAAAATGAGCGATAGCTTTCTCCGGGAGTCCGGCATTAAGTTTGTCGAGCTCGGAGCAGAGACTATCAATGATGATATCCTCGCCAAGATAAATAAGCCGCACAGGGTAGCTCATATAGAGAAGGCCGCCGAGAAGATCCGTAGGCTCAAGATGAACTTTGTCCCCAATATCATGGTTGGCCTTGCAGGAGTTGACAAGGGAAAGCTCTGGACAGAGACCATCAAAACATATGGGAACACCCTCAAATTCTTAAAGAAGCATAAGGATATTGTTTCTCACGTCAATGTATATGTTCTTGCAACATACGAAGGCACCGCCCTTCATGAACAACTCGGAACCAATGAAGTGGACTCCGATGAAAACGTCATTGAAAAGTCATGGCTGAAAAATCAAAAGCTTCATGAGAAATTTTATGGCGATGTTCTGGAATACGGAACACAGCAATTAAATGAACAAAGAGATCTTGGCGAACTAACAAATGAAGAGATCGAAAAGATGTCTTTCGAGGAGAGGGCTAAATTAATCCTCGGACCAGATGCAAGCTTTGACGACATTGACAAACTTGCCGGACAGGCAAAGGATGTTGTTGACAGCTTGACGCCAGACCTGCAGAAAGATATCGAGGATGATATCAAGAAAGGCGCCAAGGCTGAAGGTGAGCCAGGTACCGAGTCTTATCAAAAGGGACAGTATCAAATATTCGAAATAGCCAGCAAGGCAAAGGGCCTAAAGAAGGTCCGGAAATATCTTGAAACAGTCGACGAGATGAATGGGCTTCCGGTTACACCAGAGCTTATAGAGAATCTCGGAAGGCTTGCAGACAAGCTATCTTCAGACAGAAAGCGAGCAAACAAATTCAAGAAAGTTATACAATATCGAGACGAACTTGCTACAGGAAAGGCAACTCTCAATGATCCAGAATTCGTGAAGAAGTGCGAGAAGGTAGGAGGTATCCAGCCCTACACCGTGAGACATACCGCTGACAACTTCTTTATAGGTCGGAATATGCGGTATGGTAAATTCGAGGAAGCCGGAAAGCTATCTATATTCGACACTGGTGACCAGGGGAAGACGACAAAGAAATCGTATATCGATCCTGTCACTGGCCGTACAAAGTATATAGAGAAGAGATACGACTCTGAGGGCAACAGGCTTATTGAGGCGCCAATATTCTCAACCGATCGAGCGACCAGGCTGAAGCAGATCAAAAAGATTGTGCTTAAAAATAAGCAATACCAGTCATGGTATCAGAACTGGAAAGACTTTATGTGGCAGTTCATAAAGAATGATGTTGACGAGACGAAGTTAAAGAGGATTATAACCATATCCGGCATGCTCGGCGCAGGCAAATCGCCACAATCACAGCAGGCTATATGGGCCGAAACAATCAATCAACTCGAGCATGGCATGAGGCCTCGTAAAGTTGCCGGCCAAGAGCTTCCAAAGATCATGGATATCTGGAATGGTAAATATGATGAGCTCCTCGGGAAGACCGATGATGAAAGTATTGCCGAGATCCAGGCAACATTCGGCAGAAAGATAGGGCCTTACCTGGCAGCCGCGATGGATCCTAATAGTCCTAATGTTCTTGTTCTTGATAGGCATATGCCGAAGGGATGGGGATATAACGTCCTCGCAACAAAGGATAACCCCCAAGGTGGATGGAATATGCATCCCGCAGTTGAAGCAGAAATATCAAGGGACATATTTGAGGTGGCAAAGGACCTGAAGATTTCAGTTGCAGGAGTACAGGCCGCATTATGGTTTGACTTCAGAACCCCTGCGGCAGACGTCTCTGACATAGTCGAGCTCTCACAGGTGCAGCCAGGTAAAAATGTTCCGTTCGTATTTCACAAGCAGACATTTCCGGATCCTGGAGTTGGTATTCATTACAAAAAAACTCCGATGAAGCCAGGCGATTATGTTGTTGGTGCGTCAGCAGATGGAAAGGTTAAATATAATTCATACTCAATGACAGATATTGGAGAACGCATCGCCAGAGGTACTAAGGACTGGCCCTATCAACCGGTTGTCTATATGTACACTCCAGGCGCAAGGCCGGAGACCTCTGTTCGAGGTGGCGGACGCAAGGGATATACCTTTAAATTTTCGAATCAGAGAATTTATGATGGAGTCAACGACCCATATAAATACTGGGATACCGCCAGGAGAGAGCACAAGGAGTCTCCAGAGGCCTCACTGACAAACATCTTTCTCACGCTCGTAAAGAGAACGGATCAATACGATGGCGCACTTGTTACGCCGGCTCACGGTGACAAGCCATGGATGATGATTTTCGACCAGGCCGCTGTAGACGACTTTCCGGAATTAACGAACGTCGGCATCTCAGATATCGTCGAATCTATCGAGGGGAAAAGGGATGTTGTCAGGGCAACCAAGTCGATGGCAAGCAGGGCGAAACAGTTTGAAAAGTACCTTAAATGGGTAAAGGATCATGGTAGGAAATATAGCGAGGTAACCATAGAAAGATCTTATTATTCACTTGCCAGGTTCGAGGGTGCAACAAGTGGACAGCATGAGCCAGGTATCGGCTTAAAGCTTGATGGTCCATTGAGATCACAGAGAGCTTATCTTGCTGAAGTCGCAATATCAAGAGGACAGCGCGAAGCATACTTGATTCACGAACCGCGAACGGAAATGGACTATCCGGACTACATTGACTGGTCAGAGGCAAAGATGTTTATATTCAAGGCCATCAATGAATACAATGAAAATCCGGAGAAGCTTGCCAAAGACCTTTCTGCAGCAGGCTTGAAGGAATTCAATATAGTAATGTCCCCGTCTTCAGGGATACTGACTATCGAGCAAGTTGTGTTCTCAGATGAGAATGCAAAGCAGATGGCAGATATCATGGAGAAGTTCGCAGACAAGGGACATCCCCACAACCAGGTAAAAACAATCCATACCGAGGTTATCACAGATGAGTCTGGTATGGAAATGATAAAGGAATACTGGGGAAATAAAAAAGGCGAGGAGATTATAGAAAATGCCAAAGAAAGAGGAGAAAAATACCAAGAAGGATTACGTCGCAGAGTTGATAAGCAGAGGGCTTCTCAGAGAAAAGACACCGGAGATAAAAAACCTAAAGGGTCAGACGATTCTGGACTTGGGACAGACCTCCAGGTCAGAGTAGACGACAAGAAGACTCAAGAGGTTCTTGACCGTGTAGGCAGGAACCCTGTAAAAACTATCGACACAATTAAAGAAAAGCTTGACTATAAGCCAGGGAAATTCACGACCTCGTATATCGATAAGCTTCATCCGCTAAAGATGTATGCCGGCGCGAAGTCCTCGAGCTACATGCAGCACAGGTCTATACCAGGCGTGCAGTCCTCTATTAATGCAATGATGGAGCACGGTACACTGAAGATGGACAAGTCGGGAGTATTGACGACGGACACAAAAGGCAAGGGCTTCATACCATTCCTGAAGTCTCTGAAGGGTGATAGCGACAAATTCTTTTATTGGTTAATAGCCCAGAGGGATCAGGCCAGGGAAAAAAGAGACTCGAAATATAAACCCATGTTCACGCAAGAGGAACGAAATCGCATATTTTCTTGGACAGGAAAACGGTCGAAAACAGGAAAATCATGGGGCGAGGTTAATGCTGAATTCAGAAAGTTCAATGACTCAGTCCTGCAGGTAGGCATCGATTCAGGCCTCCTGGATCCGGCGATGGTCGCACAGTTCAGGGATCAATTCTATATTCCGTTTTACCGTATATTCGAGGATGAGAATACGACCGCTGAATTTATCAAGGCGCCTGTCAATACAAAGAAGATCATTGCGGCTCAGATCAAAAAGCTGAAGGGATCTAAGAAAAAGATCGGGGATCCGCTCGAGAATATTCTCGCGAACTGGTCGCACCTTATCAAGCAGTCCATGGCTAACAGTGCCAGGCGATCGTCCTTCAGGGAATTACAGGACGTATTAACAGAAAACCTGGAGCCGGCAGTTGAAGCGGTACCGTGGAGCGAGACCGTGATATTCAAGTCCGGTGACGATGGAAAAACAACATTCGTATACCCGAAGGACAACGTCGAGGTTCTTGGATTTAAAGACAAGGGCAAGACCCAGTTCTTCAAGGTGAATGATCCGGAACTGTTTCAGGCCCTATCGCTTCAGAATAACATGAGATTGCCGGCATGGTTGTCAGCGATCCTCGGGGCTCCAAAGGCTCTGTTAACATTCGGTGCCACAATAACGCCGAGCTTTATCGCAGCAAATGCAACTCGGGACACGTTGCACACATACACAATAAGCAAGGGATTTAAGCCTTTCTGGGATACCATGAAGGGATTCTATAAAACACTGGTCAAGGATCAGGACTATGTTGAATATATGGCATCCGGGAATTCATTTGTTGGTAGTTATGTGAAAGCCGAGACCCCGGAAAAATTCTCCAAGTACGCAAAAAAGATTGCCAAGAAAGAGGGACAGGGCGCACTCCGCAGGATACTGAGCTCACCTTCAAAGCTCTGGAGATTCTGGGAGGGATTTACAGAGGCTTCAGAAAATGCAACGAGATTAGCCCTATATTCGAAGAGGCGTGCAGAGGGATACAGTATCCTTGAATCATCCTTCGAAGCCCGGGACATAATGGACTTTCAAAAGAAAGGCGCCAGTCCGGTCATCCAATATTTGATCGCGACAATTCCATTCCTGAATGCCAGGATCCAGGGACTCGCACGCATGGGCTCTGCAATGGCGGAGAATCCAAAGATGTATGCATTAAAGGGCGCCTCGGTCGCAATGGCATCAATTGCACTATGGGCCGCCTTCGCAGATGACGATCGATACAAAGAGCTCGAGGACTGGGAACGGTTTTCATATTACCATTTCTGGATCGGTGATAAGCATTTCAGAATTCCTAAACCATTTGAGACCGGCGTTATCTGGTCATCAGCATGGACAGCCGCAGCAGACGTGATCAAGGGCAACAACGAGGCCAAGCATATTACCAGGTTTATTGGTGCCGCTCTTCTTGATACGTTCGCATTCAACCCAGTTCCGCAGGCAGCCAGGCCAATACTCGAACAGTACATGAACAAGGTATTTTTCACTGGCAGACCGATTGAGTCTATGGGTATGCAATATAAAGAGCCGGCAAATAGATATTATCCATGGGATAGTGAATCAGCTATCGTCCTGGGCAAGGCTCTTGGCGTATCTCCCAAGAGGATCCAGGCCCTTATCCGGGGGTATCTGGCAGGCCTCGGTATGGGAATCATGGGTGCCGCTGATATCATGGTTAGACAATTTGGCGAATGGCCTGAACGTCCGGAATCTGGAATAGAGTCATATCCGATGATCGGCAGATTTGTCAGGTCAACACCGAACAGATACTCAAGATATCAGAGTGAATTCTATGACATATACGACGAACTTAATCTATTACATAAGAAAGTTAGAGACGCTGATGCGGAGGGTGACTTTGCCGGCGCCGAGGAGATCCGGAAGGCGAACCAGAAAAAATTCGAAGCATTCCCACAGGCTAAGATTATTCGCCGGAATCTTGCACGCATACGAAAAAACACTCTTGCAATATGGAAAGACAAAACAATGAGCGCCGAAAATAAACGCGAGGAGCTCGACAGATTAACAACTAAAAGGAATACCCAGGTCAAAGAATTTTATGACTGGTATAAGAAAGCTATAAACTCTTGACATAGTGAGTATTCTATAAGATTAAAATAAAGAAGGAGTAAAATCATGGCCAGTTTTATTTCAGTTATAAAAGTTTTCAACGCGAAAGCGATCACACAAAATACCGCTGCAAATTATATTCTCGACCTAAGCCGTTATAATTGCGAGGGATTCTTTTCGATGCAGATCGAAATCGCTGGTGCCGGTAACGTGACCTTGACATATTCATTGTCAAATGATGGCACGAATTACATCACGCCGTCAGGAACAGCA